TGTGAAGGAGTTCTTCGGTTTTCTTTGAGTAAAAGAAAATGGAAGTAACTCTGACTTATTTATATGAAACTAAATCATAATCAAGATGAAAGAATTAAAAGAAATTGCGATGATGTTTGCAATAATACTTGTGGGCATCTTGGTACTATTCTGTAGTGCTATAGTATCTTCATGTAGTTCTTACCATACTACTGAAGACAGTTTGAGAACAGAGCTTAAACATAAGAATGAGCTTATAAATGCCTACGAAGAATTTAGAAAAACAGCTATTCTTATTTATGTTACCCAAGTAGATTCAACCGGAGACGGATTTGATGAATCTGACGATGGTGTTGATTTTTGGTACAAAAGTGCAAGAATCGACAGTATCGGTAATAAAAAATAACTTTTGTCATGTTTTTTTAAGAATACATCGGTTCGTGAGAATAGATGTATTTACAACACACCTGATGAGTCTTTGAAAATTAAGACGAAACGCGTATGCGTCGTGTGATATAAACAGGATAATAAGTTTGTCATATTCTTTACATTTTTAAAATTAAACATAGTTGTAAAAATGGGCATACACTTGTTTGTGAAAATAGGTGTGTGTTTTGACGGGTTGTGGTGTAATTGGGAACACAACAGATTTTGGTTCTGTTATTTCAGGTTCGAGTCCTGACAGCCTGACGCAAATAGATGTTATTTTTCAAGTCTGTTACCGTAACTACATGGTCTGTGAAGATAGTGTAGTTTTTGCATTTTATTACTAAAACGACCATTGACAGTTGTAAGTCTGTAAATCCTATTATGCTATTAGTACTTGCAAAGCTAATAGATGTTAAAGGTGAACGTTGAACAGTAATAAAGGTACCAAGACACGCGGAAAGACGCGGGATCCAAACAATCCACTACAATATGTAGATGGGGATTTGTTAGATGTACACTAATAAGGGTTCGATTCCCTGTTTGGAACAATAATTGTAATAATATGTTTGATTGGAAGACATTTTTTAGAGTATTCGCCATGCTTGCTATAAGCATATTTGTTATATCCTCGATTGTTGTAGCATTATCTGTAATAGGTGCATTAATACACCCGTTTGTAGCAATAATACTACCAATAATAGGAATAATGGCAATGATTGCTATAATAGCAGCAAGCGAACGTCCTTAGGTCTCTATTTGTGTGAATAATAGTAGCACTGGTTAAAATGAGAATATTGCCTGTAGAAACAGGAATTAAGAGCATTAAATAAAATCCCAGCTCAAGGGTAATAAAATGAAACAGCGCAAATCAATTGTAGCAATTTCAAAAGACGGAAAGTACACAGTGAAAGCATTGTTCGACAAGAATGACCAACTTTGCGACATTCAGCCACGTGTACCTGGAACATTTGTTGAGGGACGTTATAAAAGCGTAACTCAAGACACTCTCAATATGTATCGTGGTCAGCCATACGATATTTGTCATGATGAAGTATTAATCAATTTAAATTGGATAGCAGACAATGAGCAATACGACGAAACATCCCTCGAAGCTGCGTATGCAGAATCAGGTAAACAATCCGCAGAAGAAGAGTAAGTGGAATGACAAGTGCTGGAAAGTATATTTTAAGCACGACGGGTGTTCGATGAAGCTTTTCGATAATCTTGATGGAACTAATGCATTAATACGTGCAAAAGCTCTTAATAGGTTATATAACGATTGGCGTGGTAAGTTTATTGTAACTAAGTGATATTATGAGAATTGATTATGAAAAAATTAAAACCAGGACAAGTATTTAACTACAACGGTTTGTTATGGCAAGCAGTAAAGTCGGGACAGGTAGATGGGTGTCTTAAATGCGATTTGATCGAATATTACATAAAAGAATGCAATATTTCTAAACATAATCCGTGTTTAGAACTATGTTCACAATCTGTTCCAAGTGTTCCATTTTCATGTACAATAAAATTAGTTTCAAAAAATGAAAACGCAAGACGAAAAATACGAGAAGACACGTGCTAACGTGTTTATCTTGTTACTATTAATAGTAATACTATTGATAGCGTGTGCTGTAAAATGCTCAGCACAATCGTATAGAACTGTAAAACCAACAGTTTCATACGATACAATACCAGTAATCAACAAAAATGTAACAACCGTTTATATGTTGGAGAAAAGAAACTACATGATATACAAATATCAAGATTGCCCAGAAGCAATACCAGTTTCTAAATCCATAGTTGATTATATGATATTATGTTGCGAACTCAAATGTTCATGTAATCTCGCTATCCTCAAACGTAAAAAGGATGGTGTTCTCTCTCGTGTTATTAAATACAAAGGCACTTCATATGGAGGTGCAAAAAATGACTTCCTAAATTTCAAAATTATTCAAAAATGAACAAAATTATCAAAAGATCAGTAAAAAACACTACTGATTTCGTTCAACTCGTTTTAGCACCAATGATCGAAACCGGATACAAAGGTGTAGAAACAATTCACGTATCACTCAACGACGTAGAATTAAATATCTTGCAAATTCGTTTTCTCGGTATTCAAAACAAAAAACTTGCTGAGAAGGTAATGAAATCCATAAGAGTCGCAATAGATTTGTGGAATGGTCTTATCGAATCCCAAGAAAAAATCTCGAAGATTGTATATGGTTGCGCAACTAATCATTTTCCGTATGAAGAGAATGTACAAAGCAGACGAACAGGCACGAAGAAGATTTCACGCCGACGTAAGGAAGCTTAAAGCTATTTGTAAAACCAACGGCTGGGAATTAGGTCAATATGACCTATCCCATTCCGATTGGCAGTGTGTGTTATCTGAAAGCGATTACGAAATAGATTCAGACATGTATGAATGTTCTGAAGAAAATGAGAATTACTTTCTAAGTCCAGAACAATATAATCAATATAGAGAAAAGTATGGATACGAATACTAAAAAATCTCCATCAGAAGAATATAAGAAAGCATTCAGAGATGGCTTTAACGAAGCATTGAGAATAGTTAAATGCGATATTAATGATCTAGATTGGAAAGATTGTTTTCCTAGAGAGTAAAACAAAGGGGGTGTAGTATCAAACTACACTCCCGTTGTATAGTAAAACTACCACGGTATTCTTTCCGTGTTGGTCCAAAGTCCAAAACGAAAGTTGATGGCTATACAATAGAGTTAATTAACATTATTTAAATTTTAAATCATTATCAAAATGAAAAAATTAAGTATTATTTGGGTCATGTGTATCATGGCCGCAGTGTTAACAATTACATCTTGCACTCATCGCAGTGGGCATAAACAAGATGCAGACAGTACGGCTGTAGCTATTACTGCAGAAGATGTCGCTTATGTGAAAGCCTGTCTTGAAAAGATAGGTGACGTAAGGTACAGCGACAAAGACTCTTTCATTGCTTCAGTTATAACGGAGCAAAACAAATCTGAAGAAGATAGCATTATACAACACGTGCCGATTCACAAACTAGAACGGATTATAAACGTTGTACATGCTAAATATGGATATATTACAAGGAAATTGGTAGCGACCGAATATAAAGAATCTTATGACAAGGTTTACAAATACCTAGACGCGGATGCTACAGAAATGACCAATGTAAAACCAGATTCTACGGATTATGAAAGAGAATAGAGTATTGGTGATCATGTTCCAGGGAAATGAAGTACCTGAGAACGTGTTAAGTAGAATCACAAGGGAGATTTCTACTTGGGCTGAAGCTAATGTTGAAGGTGTTGAAATATATGCCTTAGACTCAAACGAATTAGCAAAGCTAATTATACCCGCTGTTGTACATCGTAATGATGCTGCATTCAAATGTAAGAAATGTGATGATGCCATAAAGGAATTATCAGAGTTTGTTACAATTGCAGAACAACCGATGTTGTTTACAATTTATCTATCAACGTTGATAACACAGGTTCTCCAAAGAAGAATGGAATCACGTCTAACTGATCGTGACAAACGTCTTCTTGAAGCAATAAAAATATTGGGACAAGGAGGACCTCGTACTACATCTCTATGCGAGATGTATGGTTATACAAAAGAGATAGATAGCATTGTTAGACAAATATATAACAGAGTATTCGACAACTATGGCAAGATCAAGGAATGATCGTATTAACTACGATCCTTACGAGAGAGCAGAACGACGCGCTAAGGTAAAACCTTATAAACGTCAAAGTAAACAACACATCTTCGACGAAATCGACGAAGAAGACGAATATTCAGATTATGTATAGAGTAGATGTATATGCAAGAGTAAAGGATAACAAGAAGAAATTGTTCACTTCTTGTTGGTATCCATTGGAGCAAGAAGCTGTAAAAGCTAAAAAAGCTTTGATGAGTATACCAAAAGGTGTATATTGCCAATCATTTGGCGAAAATAGACCTGTTACAAAAAAGATTTTAGGAGGTTGGATATGTTCCAACCCTATAAAAGACGATCGTTACTAACCCGATCATATAGATAGGTTAGCAAGTTAATTAACAATTTAAAACATTATCAAAATGGCAAAAAAGAATGAAGCTGCAGCAGCAGCACAGGCAAGCTCAACAACAACAGTAGACAATCTCGATATGACATTCGAGAACTTAAAGAAAGGCAACCTCATTTCTCAAACAATTAACGAGAAAGCTCTCGAAGAGATTGCAAAGTCTAAGGAAGAGGACCAGATTCGTACAGCTAAAGCTGCAATCAAGGAGGCCGAGTACAACAATTTGAAGACTGTTCTTCGTCTGCGCAATCAGCGCCGTTTGGCAAAGATTGACAAGAAGCTTGCAACTGACACACAGGAACTCCTGTTTGGTCTTGTAGGCAAGAAAGACGAAAAGGGCACGTTTGTACCTGGAACTCTTACTCCGGTGGAGTATGAGAAGAAACGTGACGAGTTGAAGGAGCAAGCCAACAAAGACCGCAAAGAAGCGGATAAGGTTTTCCAGGAGGAAGTAAAGGAACTGCAGACAAAGTTTCCCAACTATTGGTGTTACGATAATACTTGGGATAAACAAATCTACGGTACAAGATGGTAAACCACAAATTCCAAAGTGCAGAATCTCGAATCAGTCACTTTTATATGCTCATGGAATCTTGTAAGGCGCTGGGCGGTTAGATCATGAGTAAATATCAATGAATTAACATTGACGCTTAAATGAGTCTTAGAACCGTGTGGGAAAAAGACTCTCAACATAGGGAGAATAAACTATATGTCACTAGATCAAGCAATTAACATTTGAGAACCATTGAGTCGTATGTTAGTAGGATCCGATGAGGACTGAAAGCATCCAAATGACTGTCAAAGTGTAAACGTTTGCAACGTTCAAGAGTCTTAGAACCAGAACATAATTGCAACTAAAAATATTTATGTATAACAGAAATACCACAATGTATATAATATAAATAGATTGAGAGTAGCTAACTCATGATATTAGTATTGTGTATATTGTGGTATTAATGTAATACATAACTATGAAGAGTCTGATCAATTCTTCATAGTACAAAATGAAATCGTTTGAGTATGAGATAATCTATTTGGACGAGGGTCAACGGGCCCGTATCGGATGAATTCAAGGAAAGCTAAAGATTTATATCCATGCCAACCCTGAGCTAAGCGGATAGTACACTATCTGAAAGTGCAACGACTACTGGAGAAGTAAAGTCTTCTTAATTACCAGATTAAGCGTCCGACACCTTATCAGGTGAAGAGATAGTCTCATCTTCACGGAAACGTGAAGTGTATGAAGAAATTTGTTTCAGAAATCGTTTTGTTTCGATATCAGATTTTGTAGATTTCATTAAATTTATAGGTAATGCTATAAATTGAACATTTCCTTTAATATAACCTTTAGAAGAATCAATTCTATCTAAAGATGCACAATTAAAATAGAATTTATGTTTTTTATATGTTGGTAATGTTAATTCAATACCAGTATAAGGACATATTCCGTTTTGAGATTGCCACAAGGATTTTAAATATTCCAAATCGATATTTACGTCTTTGTATCTTTTGTTGACATTTCTAAGAATATAACGGAATCCGGTGTATTCGTCATGTCGATTGTTGCATATACTTAAAAGATGTTCATGACATTTGTCTGTAAATTTGTGTAATTTATTTTTATTTGCGTATTTTATAGAACAACTTCTACAACAAAAATTTCTTCTACCAAGTTTTGTATTTCTATTGTACTCAGAGACAGGTTTTACTGCCTCTTTTCCACAATAATCGCAAATGAAAGTTATCAACTTTCTATTTTGCATATACTTTTTTATCTTTTCCATAATTATATGACGTGGAGCTGATAAGAATGGTTGCAAAACTTGAAGATTTTGTCGAATCCCTCCACGTCCACGCAGAGAAGAGTGGACCTAGACATGTCTTAAAACTGTCTATCGGGCGTGACTGGATTTGACAGATAGAGGAGGTAAATACGAGATTTCAGAAATCGATAAATCAGAACAATAACATTGTTGACTATACTCACGTAGCGTAAGTATGAGTCCTGACAATTCCTTGAGTCAGCTAACAGAACAGGATGGTTAAGAGAAGTACTAATAAGGAGTTGTGGGGTTCGAATCCCTGCTTCTCTTCAAATTAATACGAATATGAAGGGATATAAAGGAATGTTAAAGGATCGATTGATCCCAATTTGGAACCTTGCACTATTATGGTGTCAAGTAAAAACAAAATGGATAGATCTAGCTTATGATTTACACATTCGTAGGATTGATAACAAATATAAACCAAAAATGTGTAAATTTATTGCAGGACATCGTGATAATAATGGTATAAGATGTTCATTCATGGAGACTATTACACGAGATGAATGCATTCGAGCAAATGATCCAGAAAAATATATATTCTGGAAAAATGTCGAATCGTGGGTTTTCTGGTTTGCTAGAAATAGCTTATATATGAAAGAAGATATTCGTTCATTATCAGAAAAAGAGTTCAGAAATAAATGGGTGCAAGTTGATGAAAAATTATATAAATTCATGTTTAAACATTCAGATTTATTATGAACAGTAAAGGTTTTCCGGAATCACCTGGCTTATATATAGCCCAGCGTGATTATGATGTAGTCTTGATAAAGATTACTGGTATGTATCCAGCTTTAGAGTTGGGTAAATCGATCTATTTGACCTCGCTTATCACGGGGAATACTCTCAAGGAAGCTCCAAAAGAAGTCATAAATAGTATATTGCTATTTAGCGAAAAATGGAACTTTACTAAGTTAGATGGAATAAATACAAACATGTTTCCAAAAACATCTTTTAAAACAGATGGAAACTTGGACCTTGGTACTGAAGAGTTGCTTACTTTGCGTAGTAAGTATTATCGTATGGTACAAAGTGGAGTTTCATCATCCAAAATTATTCGAGCACTCATGTACGAATATAAAGTTCCAATGGACCAAGTAATCGAATTACTTAACAAATTTGACAATTGTTCATATGTTGTTTAATGGTCCATTTGAGTGCTATCTAGACCGAGATTTATCGTTGAAAGATAAATATAGCCAGATAAGGCGTATGAAGGATTCTTATAAGTATGATATAGAACAAAGTTCTGTATGTATATCTCCATTTCCTAAAATAAAAACAATAATGAATCCCAGGTTGCGTGAATGGTTATGTTGGGTTAATAAAAACATAATACTCAACCTCGGTTTAGATTACGAGATTACAACTCTTGTAAAATTGCGCATCGCTGCAAGTATGTTGAATAAAGTAGACAACTTGACAGACTATGAAAATGTACAAATATTTACAAATCTTAAAGATAACATAAATTCAGAAATATATATTCTGAATATAGAAGAGTTGCCATTTTAAACTGTTTGATTATGAATACACCCAAAATTACTCCAGAAGAAATTGGGATAATCAAAGATGCCAAAGCGGGTAAAGAATCCGCATTCAACATGATATACTATAAATATAAGGAGTTTGTAATAAGCTTGTTGTATCAATATTTAAATGATATGGATGAGGCGAAAGACTTGTCTAATATTGTTTTCTTAAAAGTATATCAAAAACTTTCAAAATTCACAGACTATTCTTCGTTTGGAGGATGGTTGAGAATTTTAACAAAAAATACTGCAATAGATTATTTGCGAACGTTGAAAAACAAAGCAATATCTATTGACGACCAAGAAAACGGTATACAATTATCGAACATTAGTAATGTAGCTGATGAGAATCGCAGTTTAACATACACGAATCTTATAGAGATGTTTGATAGTTTGCCAGAAACAAATAAAAAGGTTGTCAAATTATACTACGAAAGTGGTATGACAGTAGCCCAAATTAGTAAAGCGATGAATGTACCAGTAGGAACTATAAAGTCATATCTATACAGGACTCGCAATAACCTCAAAAAACAATTAAAACTATGTTAAATTTACTTACATTTATTATCGGAATGGTAGGTATATTCTTGATTGCTCGTTACAACAAGAGTAACAAACTGTTCTGGTCTCTTGTCATTTCAATGATGGCAGGATTCGTTGGCGGTTCTATTGCTGCCAATATGAAAAGTGATAAGAAAGTTAACGTAGAGAGTGTTTCACAGAATATGACGTCGTGCAATATGCCCATTGCACAATTCATGGTTCCAACGAACAATGAAGAGATAGTTCCTTCTGTTGAGACACGTACAGTTGTTTATAATACAGCTGTAGAAAAACCTCTACGCAAAACATTAAATACAACTTTTCTTTATCATGATGGATTAGTTCCATTCATCTTTGATTCGTCTTGAATCTAAAATTCGATTCCAGGACCATCAACTATTTTTAATAAACAATTTTATTAACGCTTAAATAATTATCAAAATTATGGCACAGAAAAGTAAAAACATTAAGACAAAGACTACAAAGAAAGTAAATAAGACAGCAGCTCCGGCCGCAGCACCAGCTGAGGCAGCAGTTATAGAAACAGTAGAAAATCCGAAAGAGGATCCGAAGGTGGAGAAGCCTGTAAATCCTACAGACATTTCTACAAAGAACCTTGCAGGAACAACATCATCAAAGCTTGATGCAAATCACCGAGTTGATTTGTTAAAGCTCGCAGATGGCATCTTTCGACAAGACCCGAATGCGGAGAGCAAGTTCACATTAGAGGTACGCGAAAGCGTAAATGCTATTGTGGCAGCAGGAGTTATTGCAGCTCTTGCAGATGAGGCATTATATGGAGATTCTACATTCTCCGCAGTTCTTAACCATACAATGTATCCTCAGCTGGTTGTAGCAGCTAAGGAGATGGGCGTCACCCTACCAAACATTAAGGCGCTTCCTACAAACAAAGACGGAAACGTGGTGGTAGAGAGCGACAAGATAAAGGTTTCGAAAGCTGCTAAAGAACAAATTGCTCAGGAGCACGCAATCGAGGATGAAGTTCCAGAACTTGATCCAGTAAAGGTTGCAGCAATGAGTGAGGATGATCTGAAGAAGGCTCTCCAGTATTTACTTATTGTTGGTCCTAAGAAGTCCAATATCAAGACAACCCTTACCAACGTAGTTGATTTCATGCGTACGTATCGTATGACAATGGCTGATAAGGCGGAAAACGCAGCAGAAGCAAAGCTCAAGTTTGACGATTACACTGTTGACCAGTGGTTGATGGATGCATTCTCATACGTAAAGCCTACGTTTCTTCTTCACGGTATCGGACGTGGTCTTATCACCATGGCGTCTCTCGACAAGAGCCCAATCAGTTCTTTCTGTATTCTCAGAAAATCTCTTACAGACCCTGAAACAAAGAAGCCTGTATGGGACGATCAGTCCATTGCGGATGCCGTTAAGGCAATTATATATCTAGTAGCAAACAATTCTATTGCTGACGAGCAAAAGAATCTCGATGCTCTTGACAAGAAGGCAAAGGACTATAAGGAGGTTTCTGAGAAGTATAAGAACTCTATCCAACACTACAAAGATGTACTTGGATACGTAACTAATCCAGATCCAGAGGTCATAACAAGTCTTATCGAGAAGATGGATGTTGACAAGGATCCTGTCGCACAGAAGATCTATGGTCGTATTAAGGATCAGTATTATCCTGATTCTGCTCGTGGCGGCTTCAAGAATATTGATTACAATATTGTACAGCGTGCTGGAATCATTGTCAACATGTTCAAGCCGATAATGGATCGTACGGATACTTACAGGGAGCAGAACATTCAGGAGCTTGTAGCGTATACCACTGAGGAAATCAAGGCTATGCGCGAAGCAGAAGCAAAAGCTGCTGCTGAGGCTAAGAAAGAAGACTCAAAAAACGCATAAAGGAGTTACGAAAAATACGTAAGAAAAGACATATTCAACTTGTAGTCGACGATGTAAAAGACTCTTGTAGAAGGTTAGCTACTTCTATAAAGGGTTTTTTGCATGTCGAACTAGACGAGGGCGGAATTCCAAGATTTGGAAGACGTTCGTAACTCCTAAATAACAATTAAAACATTATCAAAATGTCAGAAATTCACATCGGTGGCAAAAAGAAGCTTAGGAAAGTCATTCACAAGCTCAATATTGATGGTTATAACCATAACCTCAAGCTTGACATGAAAGTACCTAGGCATAATGGTATTACAGTAATTGTAGATCATGATAAAAAAGAAGCCATCGCTTAAATCATTATCAAAATGAAAAAGTTAACAACGATTATTTCGTGCTCAATGTTACTACTATATGGCCTATTAGTAGGAATAAACAATCGAGCCGATCCTGGTGTAACAGTACAAGCTGCACCAGTGATGCCCGTATTCGGGCAATTGCCATATGATCTCCAGCTGAGTCATATGAAACGTGATACTGTCTATAAAGACACATCACAAGTGTGCAACCATAAAGAGAATGTAAAAGTGGTGAAAGTACCATATGCAGTACATGATACGTTGTATGTACCTGTAATGTATATAGCTTCATCCAGGGATCGTGAGGAGCAATCCTGCAGTGATTCTCAATCTAAATATGTTGTAAGGAAAGCTAGCCCTGAAGACATAAACTGCGAAACGACATTCACTCCGGGGGAGGATAGCTAAGGTTATCCAGTCGTAGACATCCCTGTCAGTACATATAATAGGTCTCATTAGCCTATGTACGAAAAAGAACTTGATCCGAGAATATGTTAACCCTCTCAAAGGGCAAGATTACTCAAAAGGTAGGATGAAATACATATTGCGTGAAAAACAATATGTAAGTGGGGAGAGCGTTGTATTAACCCCAACAGCGTTATTGAGAACCGTCTGGCGAATAACGGCTTAGGAAGACGCGTAAGTCTCAAGAAGAGCAAAATAAACCGGTAGCTAATACTCCTTGTAATTTTGATGTAGATTACATTGGTAACCGTATACAAGTGCTGAAACATATGAAACTCCAAATCTCATATGATACATCATTGCTTAATCTAGTGTTCCATGGTTCCAAGCCACGTATGAAGGGATGATAATTTTATTAGGGTATAAGATAGGGTAGAGAAGGACTTAGTAGGTAATGTGTGAGTAAGATCATATTATTGTCAGTTAGACTAAGCTACGCAGTAAACGTAGTGTCCAGGAATAAATCTGTGCTGTTCGATTCAGCAGCCTTTTGAGCCAAAGAAGGGTCCAGGGATGCAGTAAAAAGTTGAGGCTGAGAAAACTACTTGCTTATAATGAGATAAGACCGCCAGGCTTTGGTCGTTTATGCGGTATATAAAAGTAAAATGACTGGGTGCGTATGGCAACTGCACAGCCTCTAGAGTCGGCGTTCATAGGACTGAAGACAGAATTATAATACTCGACATTAGCAATCTAGTATTATATGAAATGCGGAATTGTAGGTGGCTACTTAACAGCCAAACTAGCCTTTTTAATGTTTTTAGAGGGTCTTTCTAAAAGCGTACGTTAATTAAGTAAGAGCAGCATTCCAGTTGTAATCAACTACATTAATGCCAATAAAAATATGTTAAAATATAGCATACACATATTCAATATAGTATACAACATCTATTATTCTCTATATAAAGATTTAGGAAAGAACCGAAAGGAATAATGATAGTTATTGTATATAATAGTAGTGCGTATATTATGAGTATAAGTAAATATGCGAAAAGTTTTAATATAGAATGGTGTAGGAACAAAACTACATATCAAGTATTTATATTAACATTTATTAACAAAAATTGATGTCCCCAGATAGTGAAAAACTTATGTTGTAAATAAGAAGTAATGAGGTCTGGAAGTTCGAGTGCCAACCGTTATGATAACCAGCCTAAAGTATACATCCGCAAGTGTATGCGTAAAGCGAAAGGTAGAATCAGTACAGAAAATATAGTAGGCAGCATATTATTAAAATGAGAAATCATACTAGCAGTGCGTAAAGCGTATGCCTGTGGGAGACTTAACCCACCACGGTCTATACTGTCTCTATAGGGCGTGAAAATAATATGTGGGTGATAACATATACATATGTACGGGGTTGAAATCCCCAATATTCGTGCACTATAAACAAGAAGGGGTTTTTAGTAAGGTTTTCCATAGAATAACCACCGTAGGATCTGTGATATCTTCTGAAAGATTGAGATCGTTCGATAATGAAACGGGACTATTGATTGTTCTACCTCCGTAAATGTCTTTACCGAACAAGGGAGAACAGGGGCAGATGCGCCTAAACAGTATCGTAAGACTGTACAGCATCAGAGAATGCAGATGTTTTTGGAAACGGCAACCGTATTCTCAATCTTTATTTTTGTGGGATAATACACATTATCTCAGCCAACGAACCCTCCGCGATTCCTGAAACATCAGAGCGTTGGACGGATGATGTGTATTAATTGTATTTCAAAAAATTCAATTACTGTTAAAAAGATTTAGTACATGATGTACAAAAGGTCATTCGAAGCTTTCCTACAGAGATGTAGGGTATGTTGTATATATCTATATAAGGCTTGGTTATTCCTACCGTTGGAATCCTTGTATGGTGACTTACACGGAAAAGCGGCTAAAACAAACATTAGCACCTTTACGAATAAATCTAAAACAGAAAACTTTTTTTCACTAAAGTGATATTGTAGCTTTCTCCGAGCTGAGAGGAGATTTTTTATATAATTTATCGTGGGTGTAATCAAACACGATATCAAAAAGGATAAATTATTATGGACAAAGAAAATGTAAATATTAATGTACGTCTTGTAGAAGACAACCGCGTAAACATCAGTAACTTCGGATCGCTTTATGGTAAGCGAATATTTAAAGCAACCAAGATCGCCTGTGATCTTGACTTTGGTAAGAAATTCCGTGAAGCTAACGACAACAACGGTCTCGTTACCAATCGAACACCATATCGATACAAGATTGTACCGATTGACATAGTTGGTCTCGATCTCGCTAAGGATATCGATGGTACCGACATTATTGTTATTAACAAGAATAGGGTCGATGAGGCTGGTGAGTCAATTGAGGTACGTTGTCCTATTGGAAGCGATAAGTTTACAAAAGACGTAACCACAGAGAACATCACGAATGCTCTCAACAAGAAGGATTTGACAACAATCTATTTTGCTAACGCAAAGAAGTTGGCAGAGGGATTAAATCCTGCAAACATGAACGAGGTTCGTCGTATCGAGGAGCTTGTTAGTGACCTTGAGAAGATGAAGAAGATGATCCAGGATACGCTCGATAAGAACGTATTCGGAGTTAATGAGTACTATCGCCAGCTCGACCAAAAGAAGAGCGAGGTGCACGTAAATGTAACTGTTGATTAATGAAAAAGATTAGTCTGAGGAGTAAACTGCAAATACAAATTCTTTTCTTGGATCCAACAATCAAACGGAACCTGATTGACGAGTCTAAGAAGGAATTATATAGTCGAGTAAGCATCAATGATGACGGTTCGATCACATTTGGAAAGACAGGGTGTCTTTGGTGGAATCGTCTGATTGGTGATGAAACAACAATTTCATTTGCAGACTTTGCTCTTAGAACAGTAGCAGCTCTTGCGGGACAAGAACGTAATGTCAACGATGTGATACTCAAAGGCTTGAGTGAGGAGATAATACGTAATGCTGTAATGCAAGAGAAATACGACATGGTAGTCGATCGTTTATTTGATGCCGCAAGGTATGGTGTTAAAGGTCCTCTGAATACAGAGGGCTTCTCTGTTAGTGATAAAATTGATAAACACATCAAAATTGAATCCAAGGATGGTATTAAAATCGCACGTTTGCCAGGGTCAGGCGACCCATTGTGCGAAATCAGAGTTGGAGTCAAGGGTGTGGATTTCTATGAATAGTTTATTGTAGGTTAAACAGGAGTTTAATTACAAGCGTACATACTATATATTTTCACTTTAGTGTTGGGGCACATGTTACCCCAACTCAATTACCTCTATGGCGAAATTGGTAGACGCGTCAGACTTAAACTCTGATGGTTAGTAATAACTGTGCGGGTTCGATTCCCGCTGGAGGTACTTTTTCAGGATAACTGTTAAAATTTTCCTATTATTATATTTTGTTTTTTCTTTCCTACGGTTCGTGAGAATAGTAGGAATCTGATGTATTTACAATAGCACATAATTATATAAAACAATCATTTTGCTATAGGTAACAAGTGGTGCAAGTCCACGTACATCACTAGGTAAACGATTTTTTCAAATTCATATTAGCATGTTTAATTTAAATCAAATCTAAGTATGAATAAGAACAAATCAATGAAATTAAGCTCAAAGGATATCATTATTACTCGTGATAACATTTGTAAGACCAAGACAAAGTATTGGCGTATTATACGTTCTGAGAACGTGATGAGTAAGAAAGCTAAAGCTGCAGGTATGGGTTCTGGTTTTGACCTGAATCAATTGCATAATGAGATTTTGCAAATGTCTGAGACACTTATTAAGATTAAGCTTATGTTGAATGCTGTTAACAATGGTATTACAAAGTTTAATTATGAGGATGCCAAGAAGACACATTATTATACCATTTACGCAGCTTGTGAGAAGAAGGAGCAATTGGCTCATTGGGAAGAGATTCTCAAAAAGAACACAATAAATCCCGCAACGAAGGCTAAGGCTGGAACTAAGGGTACTGGTAAGATTGAGACGTTTACGTCAGCAAAGATTACCGCGATAAAGAAGAAACTTACGTTGGAGATTAATAAGCTTGATGCAGATATTGCTAAGTTTAACGACTCTGCAGAGCTTGAGATATCAGAGATCGATGATATCAAGAATTATTTCACAACATAATATATACGATGCCTTATGAAGATGGTCAGCACTTTGATGCACAGGGTCGGGTCCTGTTATGGCAACACTTAAAATAAACGATTCTAAGCGCTTTTTACGTCACGTGTGATAACTAATACTACTACAGCATTAGAATGCGTCAGAACGCATGTAAATGGCCTTAGAATCAATTTATATAACCATAAAAGCATAATCAATATGAAAAAGAATACAATAAAGAAAAGTCTCGATAAAGTAGGATTAAATACACAGATAGTTAATAAATTTGATAAGTTTTGTACAACCGAAAGGGCAGAATCTCTCGTTAGAGATATAAACCGTCTTGGTATGTACGACCTATTAAACAAATATGGTTTACAATATCTTAAGAAACTTAGACCTCTTGGCTCTGAGTCCGCTATACGACAGTTTATTCGTATACGATTGTATACTCAAGGTGTAAACCACAACTATACTCATATTAACAATGGTAAATTTATACCACGACGAGATATTAATTTTAAACTCCCATGGAATCTGACAAAAGATGAAATTAAAGCTATTTGGAAGAATAGACGTACAACTCTTCAGTATGCAGAGCGTTTGCACATGCTTGAAGAGCACAAAATTAACAAATGGGAGAATAAGCACAAGCCAACATTTGAGGAATTGAAACAGGATTTATTCCCCAGAACACTTATACAAGGTTTTCTCGACCTTCGAGACAAAAAACGAGAGATTATTCGTGAGGATTTATCTGCGATGTATCCTCCAGAGAAAAGTTGCAATGTTACTGTAAGATTTTATAGTGACAATGAAACTGTAATAAATGAGAAATTGTTTGGTCATTTATATGACCCTAAAAATATAATGAATTCACATCCTTCATTCTATACTGTACAAAAGAAAGATAAAGTCATCAAGAATGCAAGTGAGAAATTAAAAGAACAGGCTATTCGTACATACGGCGATGATTTTATTTGCCTTAAGGTATTTTGCCGTGGTACAAATAGTGTGGGGATGTGGATTTAACATCTAGACCGACCTTGCGGTTGGAACCCTGACTACAATTCACAAAATTAAATAAAATAATGATCGTTTGCTGGTTGAAGATTATGCAGTGAATGGGTAGTTATCAGGTTCAAGTCCTGACAGGGAACTATTAACTAAGAATCATAGAATCATGCTAATACACAATAAAATAGTTATGATCTACGATATTGAAGTTTTTCCTAATGTTTTTCATTGTGTTGTAAAAGATACGAATACCGGAGAATTGTATAAGTTTGAAATATCTGAAAGAAAAAATCAGATAGAACAACTTGTACAATTCTTTACATCTTCTAATAATTTATTGTGTGGATATAACAATAAACATTACGATGATGTAATTATGAATTATATCATAGATTATAGTGATGTAATGTTACATAAAAGCATTTATGATGTAACAATGTCGTTGTTTAATCTTTCACAAACAATTATAAACTTAGAAGACGGAAGTATCGATAAGATCAAGCGATGGAAATACGCTAATTATTTCGAATCGATGGATTTACTTACAATGATGTTCAGCTCTAAATTAAGAGTTGGATTAAAGTCTATGCAGATTACCATGAAATATAAAAATGTACAAGAGTACGATGGTGATTTTAATAGATATTTACCAAGTGATAAAATTGATGAAATGATTGGTTATAATATAAATGACGTAGAATCAACTTACTCGTTGTTTAATCACCTTGTTGAAAAAGGCGATATCGATTTGCGTCTATTTATAGAAAAAGAATATGGATTTAACGCGCTTTCGATGGATAGTGTTAAGTTTGGAGAAACATTACTAGCTAAAAAAGTTTGTGAGGAATTACACATAAACAAAAGACAACTAGAACAAATGCGATCTCCAATGGATAACATACCATTGAAAGACGTTATTCTACCATTTATACAATATAAAAATCCAAAATTCCAGGAAGCTCTTGAAGATATGAAAAAACAAGTAGTATCTTCTAAGAACAAAAAACCTGGCGAAAAAAACTACGAGAACAAGTTTGTTGTCTCGAATGTACGGTATTCTATTGGTGTTGGTGGTATACATTCACTAAACGAACCAAGAATATACGTTCCTAAAGAAGATGAATATCTAGGACACTTAGACGTTGCTTCTATGTATCCTTCATTCATCGTGCGCTACGGGTGGTTTCCTAGGCACTTAGGTAAAGCAGGCCTGGATGTATATACTCAAATTTACAATGAGAGAATACAAGCCAAGCATAGCGGACAGAAACATAAGAATTTAGCCTTAAAGCTTGTTCTTAACTCTGTCACAGGAAAAATGCAACAAGAGACTAGTTGGATGTACGATCCATTTAGTGTGTTTAAGATTAGAATAAACGGGCAATTAATTCTACTAATGCTTGTAGATATACTTCTACAGTATTCTTGTGAGATTGTACAAGTAAACACAGATGGTGTAATGTTTATTGCTAAAAAGTCGTACAGGGATGCCATAATGGAATCGGTGGCACAACTTGAGCAATTAACAAAACTCTCTTTTGAAGCAGATAGCTATGAAGCGTTTTATCAGTTCGCTGTCAATGATTATTTTGGTGTTATTGACGGATTCTCTCAATCTGGAGATCCAAAACTGATAGAAAAGAAAGGTATGTTTATAACAGAGCCTGTATTGGGTAAAGGATTAGCACCAACCATTATCCCAGAATCTGTTATAAACTACTTTGTGTACAATATTCCCATAGAGGATTCTGTCAAAAACTGTACCGATATTTATAAGTTTCTAATGTCACAACGTGTTGACAAGAAATTTAAAGTTGAATACAATGATAAATATATTCAACGTATAAATCGTTGGTATGCCAGTACAGACGGTTGTTATCTGTACACGGTTGATGAATCTAAGACACCATTTAAATATTCAAATTTATTGAAAAAAAGTGGTGTTACGATTCTAAACAAAATTGATGACAAACCGGTGGAAAAAAGAAAAATTAACTACCCTTACTATATAAGTGAGGCAAGAAAAATAGTAAATCAGTTGCAATGTAGGCAACTTGATTTATTCCAATCTTGTTAACCTGAGAGTATAAGAGATGATAGTGGAATTAAATACTAAACTTCTGGAACTTCCAGAAAAAATCAATTTAAATCAGTTAGTATTCCTTAGTATGGTATTGAATAAGAATCAAAGTACATATGATCAAGACGTTCGCAAGTTAGTCAGCCTTATGCGTGACGACGAAATATCATACTTAATCGAAAAAGGTTTGGTTACTTCGATGGAGAGAAGTAAATCTATACTATATGAAGCAAGTCAAAAACTTAAGACCTTTATGGAACCACCTAGAGATCAATTTGATTTGTTTTATGAAATGTATCCTATATATGTCTTACGTTCTGACGGAAGCAAAGCTTTCTTAAGGACAAATAAAAACAAATGTCGTAACCTTTATAATATACTTACGGGAGGTAATAACGCCATGTGTGAACATATTAACAAATGCTTACAGTTCGAAATCGATAAAAAGATGAAGAATGGAAACATGTGTTATATGAAGACCATGTGGCGGTGGTTGCAAGATAGACAATGGGAAGCCTCAGACGAAGAAATGAACAATACAGAGCAAAACATACAACATAGTTATGGAACAGAATTATTCTAATCTAAAAATTCGACCTATTTCGGTAGTTACAGATGAAGCTGTCAACTATATCACAGCTCGAAAGAACCATGATATAAATTCATTGGCTACAAGGTGGAAGAAGTTGAATATGTGTTGTATGGGTGGTATTGAACCTAATTGTGTATACACGATTGCGGGCATTTCTGGAAGCGGCAAGAGTTCATTTGCTAATTCTCTTGCTGCTGATTTAATTGATTATAATCCTACAGAAAACATCATTGTTCTCGTGTTTTCGTTAGAAATGGTTGGATTTAGGCAGATCGGAAGAATGTTTTCTAATAAGTTACGGAAAACAACTTCTTATTTGTATAGTTCTCAACAGGACCTAGATGACACTACATTTAATCAAGTTATCAATGTTTCCAATCAGATCAGGAATTATCCTATATATTTTATAGATGATCCTGGTACACCAGAACAAATAGATGCTACAATTCAGTACTTTTATAATAAATATGTTAAAGGTCAAAATAAACACTTTGTGATTATGTATGATCACACTTTATTGACCAAACGTATTGGTAGTGCTATAGAAACTTTAAGTGCTTTACAAGAAGTTTTTATTAGAACTAAAAAACTACCTTTGACATCTATAATACAGTTGTCACAGATGAATAGAAGAATTGAAGAACCTGAAAGGATTAATAACCCAGCTTCACATTATCCAATGAGAAGCGATTTATCATCGTCTGATTCAATATTTCAAGCATCGGATTACGTGCTTGTTATACATAGACCTGAAATATTAGGTATTACAGAGTATGGGCCAAATCGTTTACCTACTTATAACAAAGTTTACATACACATCTTGAAGAATCGTGATGCTGGTAAACCTTGTATTCTCGAATTTGAAAACGACCTTGCTTTTAATAATCTAATTGAGTCTGAAGTTGTATCAGATAATAATTAACAATTTAAAGGCTGAAAATTATGAAAAAGTATACATTTAAGATCGATAATACTGCAAAGACAACTACTAATCCCAGTAACACTTATTCTGAGATTATTGATAACATTATATCTTCTAATATAATCAAGAACAATCCTTGGTTTGCAACTATTGATGAGACTCCGAAGCGTAAGAAGAATATTAATATTAACATTGATATTACTCGTAAGCCGAAGAAAACGTATACATATGACAATATCGATTATGGAGACATTTTCGATATGATTAAGTTTATTTATGATTATAAGTGCGAGAAGCCGTCATATGATTTTAAGCTTCCTGATGGAACACCTGTGAAGATGTTCTCTGACGAGATTCAGATCGGTTATGACCTGATTCCTCTTACAGGATTTACGCGTGCTATTTATGATTCTCTCTCCGAGAGTTCTCGTAAGCAGATTATTGATATTTATATTGATATTACACACGCTGCCTAATTATAAATAAACGAACTAACAAATAAGATACTAGATACATGAGCGGTTTAATATTACCTACACAACCTATACCAGCAGTTTCAACTAATCCAAAAATGCTAATCTTGTATGGTCGTCCTAAAGCGGGAAAGACTAGTGCATTAGCACAGCTTCCTAACAATCTAATTATAGATTTGGAAGGAGGTTCTCAGTTTATAGATGCTATGGCTGTACAAGCCAGAAGTGTTGGAGACTTAGGAGAAATTGCACAAGCTATACGAGCTAAAAACTCAGAAGCTGGACATAATTTCTATAAACATATTACGATAGATAATGCTACTCGATTAGAGGAGATGTGTCTACCGTATGCAAAGACTTTATATATGCAAACTCCGATGGGGAAGAACTACAAAGGAGACGATGTACGCACTTTACCAAACGGTTCTGGATATATGTATCTAAGACAAGCTGTACGCAAAGTCTTGGATATGTTTAAAAGTCTTTGTGATGAATTTATTCTAATCGGACATGTTAAAGATGTTCAAATAGAACAAAACGGTGAGGAGCTTAGTCAAATGGCATTAGATCTTGTTGGAAAACTTGGTTCTATTGTGTGTGGCGAAGCCGACGCTGTAGGATATGTTTATAGAAAGGGTAACGAAACTCATATTAGCTTCAAAGGTGGAGATGGAACCATTAAAGAAGCTAGAGCACCTCATTTAAGAGGTCAGGACATCATCATTGCTACAGGTAATGAGGATGGAACTATCACAACTTATTGGGACAGAATTTATAAATCAGAAAACTAATAGAAGATATGTTTAGTACTAAAACAGCCGTATTTGAAAGTTCAAACAAATATATGAATGCCGGAATTAATGACAATGTAACTCTTAAAGAAGTAAATGTCATGAAATCTCCAACCGGTCGTGATTACTTGGAGATAACATTTGAGGATGCTAATGGAGCAACAGCTTCTCTCACAGAGTGGAAGAATGAAAAGAACCAGTGGATTAAAACTGACGAAGATTTACAACATCGTGATAATCAACAGTTCGGACGAATGCTTCAGATTCTCAAATGTTATTTCGACTCTATCGAAGATGTAGAACTTAATACATTCTCTGACATGATAAATTGGGTTAAGTCTAAGCTTGATTCAGTTATTGGAGGAAAGAAGCTTCTACGTCTTAAAACAACATATGACAACAAAGGCTTTATTCGTGTATCTACATATGGTACATTTGTAGAGCCAATGGATGTAAAAGAAACCCAAATAGTATTAACAGGTCGTGACAAGACTGTTCGACCAGAATTTAAGGTAGACGATGAAAAGTCTGTCGATCCGCTTGCTGTACCAGAAAATGATGTACACAGTACTCCGGACAATACTATTGTAGAAGAGAAAAAGGATGATCTGCCCTTCTAATGCAGATCTGGTGGAGTGTTGACTCCAGTCAACTAAGAGTGGTAAATATGAACTTTGGGAGGATCGTAACCTCCTACCACTCCGGAGGAAGCTCTATAAAGTCGACGTGAGGAGCAACGTAACACACAGGTTTTCTAATCGATGTAAATCTAGCCCTGTTTCCAAGCGTAACTTGGATGTGTTCTGACGCATGTGGGTATGTCAGAGGAGAATGTTTACACACTGTATTGTGGCTCAATAGGTAAGCATTAGTTATTAAACTGATGGATACGAGTCGAATCTTACCAGTGCAGGGTAATCAAGAGGTTCGAGTCCTCTCATTCTACAATATTAGCTCATCTATAATTAGAAGGAGTTTCGAGACCTGATTGCCTTTGATGCATCTCAGGTCTTGCGTTAATCGACGAGGGTCACCTATGGCAGCGGGCTGCGCAGACCTACCGTAAAGACAATGAACCGACGGACGCATAGGTGAAAATAGTCATGTGTTCTTATGCATGAGAACACAGAGTTTATAGCTCAACTGGTAGAGCCCTGGCCGAGGGCCAGAAGATATAGGTTCGAATCCTATTAAGCTCACTACTAACTAAGAACTTTTAAGTCATGTATAGTACAAAAAAGGCAATTACAGATACAGTTTTACAAGATATATTAGAACTGTTAAACGATTATGATATCTATTCGTACTATCTTGGTCAATTTAAAATAAATAAACTTATGTGTAGTCCATTACGAAATGATGATAAAAATCCATCATTCGCAGTATTTATGGGACACGAAGGGCGTTTGTTTTTTAAAGACCACGGTAATGGAATAGGTGGAAATGCAATAACGTTTGTAAAAACTATTTGTAATATACATTCTAAAGAAGAATTAGAAAAAGAACTTCTAAGGATTTTGCGCAAACAGAATCCTACAAGTAAAAGGGTTGATTATAAGAAGACATATGAGCCTACTCACAATACTGTAATAGGTATAGCTAGACAACCGTTTAACAATATTGATTTACAGTATTGGAGTAGGTTTCATATTTCTTTAAAAACTCTTGAAAGATATCGTGTTTATAGTATTAAATATTTTCTTTGTAATGGAACCGTCCGAGGAGTCTACAAAGAAACCTGTCCTATGTATGCATATAAGGTATATGATCATTTTAAGATTTATAGACCTTTAGCTTCCAAGTATACTAAATGGCGTTCTAATCTGACAAATTATGACGTTCAGGGGCTTGCTGAAATACCTCAGGAAGGAGGCAATCTTCTCATCATTACAAAATCTCTTAAGGATGTAATGACTCTATATGAGATGGGATATAACGCTATTGCTGCGTCTAGTGAAACCACATTTATTCCAGATGAAATATTGGATAAGCTTAAGACTAAATGGAAAACAATATTGATTCTGTATGATAGAGATGCTACAGGAGTAAAAAAAGCTAGAGATTACAGTAAGAAATATCATTTTGATGCTTTCTTTATTAATAAGAAATTTAAAGCTAAAGATATTTCTGATGCGGTAGAATATAATTCTTACGAAGATGTAAAACAATGGTTAAATAAAGAATTACAACGTTATGGGAACCTCTAAAGGAAGGGTAAAAAATGCGACAAAGGTCACTAAGTATGGTATAAATTTCAGATCGAAATTAGAGTGCTATACTTACGAAGCTTTTATGGAAGCAGGAATTCCTGTTAAATATGAGCCAAAGCATTTTACACTATTACCCCGCTTTGAATATTTAGGAGAAAAAATACGCCCCATAACATATTTACCGGACTTTATAGGTAAAAACTTTATCGTGGAGTGTAAAGGTCTTATGGGAGATTCTTTCCCATTGAGATACAAACTCTTTAAATATTATTTAAAAAGACATCGAAGTAAAAAACGATGTTATCTGGTGAGAAATCACAAACAAGTTGACGAGATGATAAAAGACATTAAATGCAATGGATATTCTTGAAGAAGGACGAATAAGGAGAGAGTTGCGCGATATTAAAGAACAAGTTCGCACAGCCGTATTAAATAGAGACCCAGAAACAGCTATAAATCTTATACGTAAAATTCAGGAGTTAGACCATTTATTATACGACAACGAACATGATGGATATTAGTATTCCTTATTACGAAGATAAATCTCGTATAAACAATACGGCAATAGGATGGTTTCTCTTTGGAGGACCGTCCTATTTTCATAAAAAGATGTCTGGTGAAATCCCAGATGAAGAATCGCGAGCTATGAGCAAAGGAACCATGATTCATATGTGGCTTTTGCAACCAGACGAGTTCAAGAAACATTATCGAGTTTCAGGTATGCAGAAACCTAAATCTCAGCAACAGGAGAAATTCTGTCAAGAGTTGGTTAATACGACTGAAATAGAGCCTGATTTAGCCCTTCTAGATGCTTATAAGAAGGTGTATAGTATAGTTGGTAAGTCTGAAGCTAAAATGCTCTCAGAAGCGAAGGAAATAGCCTCTACGTTGAATTCTTATATCGAATCCCTTAAAGATACAGAACACACATATATTACACAGTATGATATGAAGTTGTTATGGTCTATTAAGCAGAATATAAACAATCATGTAGCGGCAAAACCTTTGTTAGATGATCCAAGTGCTCAGCATGAATTTCACATTAATTGGGAATACCAAACATGTGAAGGTGTTGCATATTGTAAATCTCTATTGGATAGTGTCAAATTTGATACTGAAAAGAAGGAGTGTACAATAATGGATTTGAAAACAACTGTACATATACACAACTTTGAAAAGAGTGTAGAACAATATGACTACTTCAGGCAGTTTATGTTTTATCGGATGGCTGCAGAATGGTATATACGAAACGAGTTACACCAAGATAGCGAAGGGTGGACATATAGGGTCTACATAATCGCTATTGATACATTATCTGATAACGAGGTGAGGGTATTTGAGTTTGTTGACGAACAGCTTAAATCTCGTCTCGATGATATTGTATCTGCTATGTGTAACATAGTATGGTGTAGTAAAACTGGTAACTGGGCTCATACTCGCGGTTATTATGAAAACAATGGTATAGAATATTTGAATCTTTGAATCTTATGTCTACACAAATAAAATGTATTATTCCGTTTGCGGTTGATACAATAACAAAAAACGATATTACAAAACAAGCTGGGTTTGTAGACGCATATATATATGACCAAAACAGACCCAGCTTGGAATATTGTTTATTCTTGATGTATGATGATACTGTAAATACGAAAGAAAGTAAAATCAGATGGATGAAAATTAGAGAACAAAAGTCTCTACGTTCAATAAAACATATAAGAGTAAATAATAAACCGTATACGATATATACGTTTCAGCTTTTCGATAGCTTTTCAAGATATTTGTTTAAAGGAAGAATACCGACAGGAGATCGAGCAACCCGTGTTTTGCAATTTTGGGGACTCGATGATAGTGACTTGAATAGTCGCCTCCTGGATCCTTCTAATCGAATATTCGGAGTAGATAGTTCATCAGTACCAGAAGATGACTATGCTCCGACTATCGAAGAGTTTGAGCGTATATACGAAAACAGGGTGATAGTTAGCAAATAACTACCACCCTCTTTTTTTAACTATTATTGGACTATGGAGAATACGCCCAATTTTATTCTATAATATCATCAGTTGCTAAATCCGAACCAGCCAAATCATCAGTTGCCAACGACGGATCTCTATATTGCTTACTAGTACCAGATTGTTCTTCACGGGGTTTTTTATATAATAACCTCCAAGGAGCTGTATTAGCATACCATTGTGTAGATTTATCGAGAGCTTTTGCTCCACCACCGCCCATTGATTTAGGCATTGTTGCAAAGTAACCAGCTGTACCGAAAATTGAGAACATATTCATCGTAGCTCTGTAAGACCGTGTATAGCCCTAATATGCGCTATTTGATGTTATAGTCTCATCGGGATCATGATCTGTAAGTCCTAAGAAATCTCCAAGAATTTCAAATGCTCCAAATAATTTATTAGTAGCGCTTGTCAAAGTAGTTATAGATGTAATCAAATCACTAACCGTTTGAGGGTTGTACATTGTAATACGTTCTATACCAATTCTCATAAGAACAGCGTTTAATAAAAACCACCAATAGTTATCATCGTCATCCGGATCCAAATCCTAAACGTGTCTATTTACTAATACTGATAATGTAACACATCCGGCAACTATCGTTAATTCAGTAAGTATACGTTTAAGTGAATATATTTCCGATAATGATATGTCAGACTATTTAAGTTCCTCTTGTGTCATATTTCCGTATTTTAAAAAGAATGCGTTGAATTTAGGTCTATGTTTCTAAGCGTCCCATACAAGTCTTAAAAGACCTTTTAGGTTGCTTATATAAATACCATTTTCGATATGTCCTGTCATAAAATTATATCCACCCCTATAATAATGCTTCTTTTTCTATTGCTTTATCTCGCGACTTGTTAAATTTCTATCTGATATTTCTGTAATAATCTCTCCTGTTGTAGGGTCGATTCGTTCGTCTGTACCGACTATAAAATCATTAAAGCTTTTAAATCTTTCTCCAAATCCAACAAGCATGAACGTACGAAGCATTGTAATAAATGCTGTCCAAGGGTTTGTTTGTAACCAAGTTCTATCTTCGTGATTTGCCATCAACGTCATATTTTGCGCTATCTTCTTAGCTGTATTTCCCAACTTTAAGAATTGTTCCTGATTCATACCGTCTCTAAAAGCCAAAGTGCCGTTTTTAACAGTAATAAATGAACGCGCATGTTTTGCACTATTATATGCTTTTACAGCGTCTTGTTTAGACATACCATCTTGTATACAGCGTTGTATATAGTCATAACGATTTAAGAATGTTATTTGACCATTTCCATCAGAATACATCCTGTAATTTCTAAGCACTGTGTTGATGTTTATAGCTTTGATTGTATAGTCACCGACTTCAAAACCCTTCATCATAAGATTATCAGAAAAAAATCTCCTAACAGACGAATGGTGCATATTAGAGAATCTTTGTTCGGCTGTTTTTTCCATACCTAAAGCATCTATTATAGCCATAGTTTTACTATATGATTTTCTTCTGCTAATACTAGCCAACATTTGCGGAAATTCTTTACATGTATCCCATAAACCGCGCATTAAATCTTTAGCACCATAATTTCTTCCAGATATTGCTTCTGCAATAGTACTAAGGAATGGATCTAAGAAAGAAACTATCATTGACACACCCCTTCCTGCAAGATTTATGAGTGTTGATGCACCTCTTGCAATGCCCAATCTTTTCAATAATGTTCTAGTTCCTCCGATTATTTTACGTCTGAACCAATTAGCATCGTCAAGATCGGCTTCATATTTAGAAGATGTATTATTCTGTTTTTCATATATCAATCTATCAATCAGTCCTTCTACAACCTCAGACTGATTTGATGTACCTACATCATTCTCTTTAATTGAATTTAATATAGATTCAAATCTGGACACATGCTTACTTTTTACATTATAATTTATTGCCATCTTTAACATACCTATCACACCACCTGTTAAATCAGATGATATATTACGAGCATCATCTATTCTGTTTATATATCTAATAGGTATGTTTTTAATAGTACTACCATCGGGTCTTCTATTGTACTCCGGAACATAATAATCTGTATCTACTTCTGTAGCATTCGCAAATCTATCTATAACAGACCCTATGTTTGATAAGAAATGGAATCCGTAGTCTTTTGATAGGTTTCTAGTCAATATTGCAGCTGTGTTAGCACCCATCTACGGTAATCGCATATCATATTTACCAGAATATGGAATCATCTTATAAACATCTTTCATACTATTTACAAGTTCGTTGTATAAATTGTACAATTTTGGATGCTTTATCATTTCATAATACCTATCATCTCTGTAATATTCATCTTTAGGTTGTACAGATTCGTCAGCATATTCATTGAATTCCTTATTTATATATTCTGACGAAGATTTACTTTCATCAATCTTGCTGAATAATTGATTTGGAACCCATGCGAACGAATTTTCCTCGTGTTCTATACCATCTTCATCTTTATATTTGAACTTATTACTTGATGGCATTTGAATCATAAACAGTGATAACGGCGTGTCTTTATCGACTTTTAATAACTATTCTGCTTTTATAGTAGCATCTAGTACAGACATACCCTGGCTTTCGAGATACTGAATATAATTACTATATACAATTTCGTATACTGTATTGTTATTAGGCTTAAATACTGTTTGGGTACTATTCTGAGTAGGATCTATATTTACACTACCATAATACATAAAATTGAATAATTTGCCATAAGGGATGCCAGGAGACCGTCTCCAATTTCTTTCAAATTCTTCAATTGACTACGGGTCGTTTTTATCATATTTTCTGATAGCACGAAGCATATATAATTTATCAAATAACTCTTTGTCGACACTTCTTATCTACTGAAGAAGTTTTTCGTTCTTTATTTTACCAGTACGGATATCGAAAATCTAATCCCAATTATATCCAAGATATGAAGATTGCTCTTTATTTATACCTATAAGTTTTCTTAGTTTAGTACGTAATTCTTTTATATCATCAAGAAGTTGTACAACATTTTGGTCATCACCTATATAATCATAATGTGCTATATATTCAAACATATGCGGATTCAGTCCCACATAAGCAAACATTCGTTTGAATTGATCTTTTTCCGCTTGTGTTTTTAAATTGTTCAAACATTCATTAAATGTTTCAATATCACTCTTATAACTTATTTTACCTGCTATTTTGTCGGACCAATCGCTCAACTCTTTTGCGATCTTCCCTTCTACAGAATCTGGATCTTTTAATTCTCCAATAACATCATACGGATTACTTAATTCCTATCTATCTTTTTGAAGCTGTGCTAATTCGGCTCTCTGTTTTGAACTAAGTAAGTCTGGTCTAAATTTACCATCTACTGTAACGGAGTTCTTAAGATTATTTATTTTCCTACTAAATTGATCTAATACACGAATAGTAGTTGGAGACAATGTGTCTATGCGAGACAAATAATACTATTTTGTAAAACGTCTATTAGCATGGTCACATATGAACGTTTCCATCTTACGTTTGTAATCCTTATATATATCGTCGAATTTAGGATCTGTAGGTATCGCGGGTTCTCCGTATTCGTCTAGTTCTAATTCGAAATCATCGCCGATCTTTTTCTTTAGCTAGTCTTGTAACCCTCCTTTTCCAAATAGTAATGCTGTTTTGAAATCTTCAAGATCTTGGAAGTATTGTCTTCTATTAATTGGTTGTACAAAATCTCCATTATAATAACCACGTCTATCTTTTTGCATTAACGTTGTCATTACATTGATCGGATGATGGTTGCCTAAAATCGACATTTCACCTTCTGCTTCTTTCAAAGCTTTTTCCAACTGTTCTCCTCTTGGTACTACAGCGTTATCTATTTCCTAATTCATTTTATAGATCTCGTCAGCCATCATTCTTACAACAGGACTTTTCGAATCAGATATAAGCTGTGTCCATTTTTGAAAACCTCCAATATCTCCAAAATCATACTGAGATTTAACCCATTTCTTTATATTTATTGACAATCTTTGTTTCATTTCATCTGTGAGTTCTGAAGACTCTTCCTGGTTAATACGCTGATCTATATAGAAATCAAGCATTTTTTCCTAAGCTTGCCTCTTTATATTAGACGCCGTGCGTAATTGCTCATGTAAATTCAAAGAATTAATCAAATCTCTAATTTCGTCAACTACAGCATTTCTACCTACCGGAACTTGTAGTAACATATTATCTACGTCAGTAAGTAGTTTCTGATAATAACCAAGCACATCGGTTGTCATATATTGTATATCGTCAAATGAAAATTGACTGGCTATTGTATTTCGACCTGCTGTTTGTGCAGTTATAGAATTACCGGATGTATCTTGATACAATCTATTTCCAAACTAATCTACATTATAATATAACAAATCAAAATCATTGTCACGTGCATTCTAAAGCATCTGCAACACCTCATGTATATCAGAATCAGCATGATCTATAAAATCAAGTATTAATTTAGCCTGCTCTGTCAGCTGTTTTTCAGCGTCACGCTCAGCTATAGCTTCATTTATAGTTTTTGCTTGTTCGTCTGCGAAATTAACAGCTTCTTGGTTTCTAGCAATCTGTCTTTCGTTTCCATAAGATACGCTACTGTTTCTTTTAGAAGAATATGATTTGTTTTTACTACGTGTTCCTAATATTATATCCTATGATAACTTATCTATAAGCTTCTGTGTAGAATCACGTGTTCCAACAATATGTATACCCTCTTTTAATTTAGCCTTTATTTTATTCTTAGCTTTCTAAATACGCTTTTTAGAATTCCTATTGAAAACAGTCTTTTCGTCTATATTTTCAGACATCTATAAACCTGTTTTTTTACCATACGCAGATTGTACAAAAATATTAGCAAGTTCTGAATATGCGGTGTTCTTATATTGTAATCCTATTTTACGTAAATAATGACGAATAACGGTCGATATAAACTTTTTTACTTTATCAAACCATGTTTCATCAGTAGAATATTGTATCTGCTATAACTTTTTAATAAATTCATCATTACTTAATTCGGCAACCATTTCGTACACATCTTGTATACCTTGGATATTAGGGTCGTTGTCGAATTGTTTTTTGAGTTCTGACAACAATCTTTCTGCTCTTTCACGCAACGGTTTAGATCTCTACAACGCTTCTACTGTAACAACATGTATCATTTCGTGAGTCAATGTCTGTATTAATACGTTGTTGAAGTTATTTTCATTATCGAACTATCTTGCACTATTTACAATTATAGTTTTTGTATTAGCATCGTACTTGGCAGAATAATCACCATTATTATCGGCAAATAACTTAATGTTGATATTATTAAATAATCCCGGAACGGCTTTGTCAATATCTTTTAATACAGCGCGAATGAAAGAAAAATTCCGATTACTTTCATCTTTAGTTTGTTTTATAATATATTCTAAAAGATCGTGAGCTGTAGTCAACGACTTTTTATTATAAAATTTATAAAAACTATCTATTGATTCAGCTTCTCTAGTTATAATTTTAACCTAAAGTCTTGGATCTTTTTTACCAATACGTACTCCGGCATATTTAACTTTTAATCCGGGATCCATATTTTCTATATATGATCTCCAAGGCTCTTCTTTAATTTTAGCCTCTAACGTAACTTCAAATGTTGTTTTGTATGTATCATGTTTGAGATCATGTATCGTATATCCTTGATCCTTGATATATTTTACAGCACGTTCTCTACTGTACATATGATCGTCTCTCTTCTCACCATGTCTTTTATATATATTATCGTTAGTTCTAGAGAATGTTCCTACATTGTCAGTAGCTGATTTAATTTGTTCAGAATTCCTTACTACTAATTCTCCATTTCCTTTTGGAAATGTTCCGTAAATCCATCCGTCGTATTCATTAAGTTTTCCATTATTCCAGTCATCAACATCCATTCTGGTACCAATAAACGGGTTTTTAGAATCGACAAACACCTAATATATTTCACCTTCTTTATAATTATTATAATAAGAGGGTTCGACATACCTTTGTACCATTTCTGTAATACCTGCAAGATATATACCAGTTACGTTATAGTCGGCTGGTTTTGCTTTAAATGTGTTTTTTCCAGCTGCGTCCCCTCTATAAACAACCAAAGGTTCTCCATTTTCATCTACTATTTTAGAAGCATTCTTTGGATCATTCTCCCAATCACCAAACCACTCTTTAAAAGCTTTAGTTCTTACTTGAGCGTATTGTTTTTCTGTAAGATTTGAAGGTTTGCCATTAGGTGCTAATAGTTTTCCATTTTCATCACGTGTAGCATGTTCTAAGATATATTGTTCCTCCTCTTCTATTGATGCAAATTCTTTCTGTTCGTCGAGCAATATCTTATTATCTGCTGTACCAAAATATGTATTATGGAGCAATGGTTCTCCATTTTCATCAAACGCGTCCTTGTATTCGTCAGATATTTCATATCCGTCTTGGTACCATTGACCGTAATCTTTTGTAAATTCAGATGTAAAAAGCTATGCTTTCTTTTGCACAGCTTTTGTTACATCGCCTTTATAATACTCTAACAAATCATTATACAGTTTAGACGGTTTTCCATCTTTAGTTTTGTCTAGAGTATATCCGTTATTGCAACACAAAATCGCGTAGGCCCTTTTTTCAGAGCCTAGCAACTGTGTGTATAAATCTAATTCTTCTTTATATTTACTTTTAATTAAACATACCATAATGATTTGTTATTTACATTGTTCATCTATTTGATCCGCCAATTCATCGAGTGCTTCATTAGCAGGATAATCTTTCAGTGATTTATTTATATATTCTTGCCTAGATTCAAGATTCTATTTAAGTTGCTCTACAGACATTCCCACTTTTTCAGCCATTTTTACAAGCATTGATTGGTCTTCGAATAATTCTAATTGTGAAGAATCAATAATATGTTTATCACCATAAAGAGCGGTGTTTATTTTCTCACCGATTTCTTGGTTAGTATATGGCGACAATAGATCTATAATTAATTCAGTATCAAAATCACGCCCGAGTGCTCTTGCAAATTCATTACTATTATTATACAAAGATTCTGTTCCAAAAGCTTTGAGTACGTTATACAATCCTCTACTTTTTATAACCATTGATCTTTTAGATTTGTCGTAATATATAATCTTTTTCGAGAATTCATCTTGCTACAGTCCATATTCGAGTTCTATTTCACGAGATATTCTATCTGCAAAATAAGCAAAATAACTATATTTATATTCTGAGTATGGTATATATTGTGTTGTACTATCTGTACCCTCTCCAGGCATATCCGAAGTAACAACGAAAGATTTAATGTGTTTCATCAACGTTTTTAACTCGCTTACACTCACACCACCAAGAGATTTACTATTATAGTAATAGTATTTTTTAGAAAGATTTGTAGAAGGTTTGATTACAACTTGTTGTTTTGAAGGACCCTAGGTAGCATCTTGCAATGAATCATCTTGCTGTTTTACAATATTAGGAGAATATCCTTCATCCATTAACTCTCGACGTATTTGAGTTAATGCTGGAGCAAATCGTTTGTCCATCTCTACACCTTTGGCATCCTGGTGCTTTATTATTTTATCACCTGTGTCAACTAATGCTTGTGCTGCATCCTTGTTTTGTTCAAAAGATGCTTTCATTAAAGCTTGTAATACCTTACCACTAATACTATCCCATTGCCTAAGCTTTTCTTCGTTTATAGGTAAAGCTTTTCCTTCTGCTCTAGCCTGTTTAGCACTCTATAATGATAAAATATGATTAAATTTAATAGCTTTATCTTCCTTACTTAGATCTGTATATAACACTTTAATAGCTTGGAAAGCATTTTCAACGCTCATTGCTTTGTGTTTTGTAGAGTTTCTCAAATAATCAAATTGATCTACAGATTGCATAATATTTTCTACAGTTTTAAATACATCAGAAATAGGCCTTTTTGCAAAATTCGACAGATGTGGATTATCGCCCTTTCCAAAATTAACGTTTAGATACTCTGATTTGGTTCCAATACCAGTATACGCTTGTTCTTGCAATGTGGTTAATTGATTATTTATAATATCGAGATTACTAACAAAACCCGCTTTCTTTACAGCATCTAAAATAGAATAATTGCTTTGCGATATATATTGTTGTAATGCAGCTTTACGTTTATTGTAAGACTCTTGTACTTGTTCTATAGAAGGTTTTATTCTATTCCCATTCTTATCTTTTACGGTGAATTGAGAACGCTCATAGTTGTCGTTCATTCCGCAAGAATAGAACTAATAAGTTTGAGAACCTATTCTCATTTGTAAACCTTTCGGATTTATAATCTAGTATATCGGGTACTCTAATTCTACAAAACCGTTTTTAGCAACTCCTGTATCTATGAGCTTGTATAATAAGAATTGATCATTATCATATACTGCTGTACCTCTTCTGCGAATTTTTATATACTCTGGAAAATTTCCTTCTTTGTTTTTACTAATTCTTTGTACAAATTTATTTTTATACATACCAAGACCTATAATATTTTTTGGTTCGGTTACAAGTGTAGGGTTATTCTATTCATTCAATTTTGTATATGTGAATGATGACGTAACCATTCTTTGTGAACCGTCGTTATTAAATATTTGAGTTTCTGGTAATATATTATTATCGTAGAAGAAATTTTGTATAAAATCATCAAAATCTATACCATATTCACTTAATGCATCCGTTGTTACACTGAGGCCTCCTTCTTGATACTCTTTATTCGCTTCAGCAATATTATCGCAATATCCAAATTGTTGTCTCCATTGTAACGGAACATACTTGAAGAATTTAGTAAATCCTTTACTATCGGCAGATGTCATAAATGCATATATTGCCAAATCGTTTGCTAAATCCCTAACATATTTCTACAAACCGGGGCGCTTATCGTTTACATAATTTAGCATCTGTTCCCATGAATAAATATAATCATTGCTTATGGAAGATTCATCTTCACTATTACTACCAAGCGTAATTATGTCAAAATGCTCTTGACCATATTGTGCTATATATGGAACAGGATATAGGCTTTTTAATACTGCATTAGTTATAACACCATTCTAACCAAATTCTTTTAGTTCACCCTTAGTGTCTGCCTGTATCCAACGTTGCATTTTTTGTATACGCTTTGATAACGTATCGCCACCTTTTATTAAATGCTCCCAATATGTTTGAATGTCGTATTTAGTTCCGTTAGATTCATTATATTTATTCACATAATCATTAAATGCTTTATTGAATGCTTTTTGTTTAATATAACACAACATCTATTTTTGTACCGCTTCTCTAGATTTAGCAGAATGATTATTTATTCTATCGAGGATATCTTCAGTTTCCATTTGGAATTGATATGACATATGAATCATTTGTCCTCCCAATATCTACGGTAAGAAGCTGGTTCCGTATTTAGTTTTGTTGTTTATATATGAATCTGTCAACATTTTCTTCATATTGGAATTAAACATTCCGCTGTTATATAATTTATCATATCCATCCAAATATTTTTGCTGTTCTGTATAATTTATACCTTGCTTTTTTGTATCGATTTTTGTATACTGGACAAGATCAGATAACCCTTGAGCATAAGGTTCGAATTCTTTGGATGCTACATACACATATTGCTAAACTTCAAATGCTGACAATTTAGTTCCATCTTCCAATTCATATATTTTATTTTTAGAAAGATCTTTTACTTTCTTTTCTCCATTTTCTCCATACAAATGTTGACAAATATCTTGTAGTATAGTGTTGGACTCACTCTTTTTCTATTTATTAAAAGGATCACCAAATATCTATACTATTATCTTCATGGCATCTTTTACAATCTTTTCTTTTTCATTCGGTTCCGCATCTATATAAGATGAGGCCAAGCTGCTCGAACCAAACACTTTGTCTATATAGTCTTTTTCGGCCTTTTCCTTGCGCTGTGTTGGAGTTTTACCAGGGTCGTCTACTATTTGTCCATCCTACTCATTTCGAATCGCTGAGAGCTCTCTCATTATAGGATTATTCAAAAAATACAAAGTATGTTTTCCAAATCCTAAACGTATCAACAAAGATGCAAGATTATACGTATCTTTATTAATATTCAATCGTAATATGTAAGGATCTTTTGCAACGTCCACGTGAGCATTAATCATACCGGATATCCACGATAATATCGATTTTCCATCAACATCAGAAGTTCTGTCCAAACTTAATGATCCGAAAGAACTCAATATTCCGCCATCGTCAATAAACTTAACACCATAAATTTGTGTCAAAATCTGATTATTATTATTTAACGCAAATGGTCCAATTCCGGTTTTACCAGTAGCAAAAGCAGATCTCGTATTAACTTGGAATGACATGCTTTCAAACTAATATGGTTCGTATGGTTTTTGTTTTATGCTCTTTTCAATCTCTTCGAGAACATCTTCAATAAGTTTTGTATCGCTATCAATAGATCTTCTCAATATATGACCGTATCTACCACCTTCAATTTTGCCGTCGTTGTATTTTCCAGTATCTTTTAATAAAGATAAATATATACGTAACAACTCGTTAGTATCATTATCTGTTTTGTCAGACAAATTATAAGAGTCTGCACTGTAAGTCTTTTTTCTACGAATTTGTCCTTTTTTATCAATATAATCACTATCTATAGATTTTACATCATAGTGAAGTGTTGACATATAAAGTTTATCAATCATTTATACTTCGTATTACTACGAAGATTAGACTATATCTTTACATCTTTCGATGTAGTATGCGCTTCCATTAGTAGTCTATCAGACTCCAATGTACTTTCTGTGAGAACTTCCCTCACATCTTGTATATTATAATAAGATTTTAATTCTTCAATGTCGTATAATACTTTATACATCATACTTGGACACATATAAGGTTTGATTATATTTATCAACTTTTTACCTTCTTTTGCTCCAAAATTGATAGTATAAGCATCATAATGTTTTATTTTATTTTCATGTACTTTGGTAGGATGTATATTCCATTCTTCAACAAAATATTTAACAATGTCGTCAGCTTCTTGAGACGTACAATATGTAGATATTCTTAAATAGAATCCGCAATATTTACCTTTATATTTTCTACGTAATATTGCACCGTCATCCATAAACCATAAAGCGAGACCTTGTTGGCTCAACCTGTTTAATAATTTACGAGAATAGTGTTTGCCGTGTTCATTGTATATAACACGTCTTAAAACTTTATTAAATGTCGCAATACCAACACAAAATCTATATTGTATAGTGTGTTTTAGATAGCCATTCGAACCTTCAAAACGTTGTAGAACACCTACTTTTATTCCATTCTTTTTTAAAAGCTCTCGTTTCCATTTACAATATTCATATTGTTTCCAAGAATGATTTATTAACATCTATCCTTGTTTACTTATACATCCATCTCCCAATGCAGCAGCAATTAGAAGATTTCTACCATTTTCATTTAATCTATTTTTTAAAATCTTTTTCATTTTTCTTCAATTAATGAGGAATTATTATATAATATACTATTAGTCGTTGAACCTTCCCTTTTGTAGGGCTCGGCTGCTGATTGTCCCATAGGGATTTCCCAGCAATTCACATACTTTTACTTCGACATTGATGTTTATCGAAGTCGGAACCTGTTTGAGCAGTAAACTCTTTAGGTAATACAATCGTATCTCTAACAATAGGTAGTACATCTACAAATCGTAATGCGCTTATAGACGACGCTGCCTGTGTAGGAATACGATACGACATTGTATTTGCCTTAGCGTTACTCCACGTGATTTCTCCCGTTTTTACACCAGATATAATACCATTGTCGATAAGCCACTGCTTCGCACGCTTAAAATTATATTGATATTCTTTAGGTATAATATCCATAAAGTAGTCTATAGATACAACTGCATCCATACTGCCTTCTTCGTTGATCATCTATAAAGGTTTACCGCCATTAATTTCATCTGCCACGTCATCCTCGTTCATAGTTATATATGGACTATCCATACCGAATACAGATCTCTGATAGAAAGCATTACCTTTAAGACGTAAATCAATAACATCTTTATTGACCTTTGATGTTAGAATACTTTCGACCCATGACATATTTGAAACACTGTTCAAATCTACCACGAACCCATCTTTATTCTCATTTAATTGTAACGCATCAAGTATATTTTGATCAGCATCTCTACCAACTAACTCATGTACTAAGAAATCTCGTAATTTAGAATAATCAAGGCGTCCGTTCGTAAAGAATTCGTCTTGTAATTTATTCCAACCGGAATCTGCTACTTTATTGAGCAACTCCATTACACGATCTCTTACTTCAGAAGATGTAGCTTCATGCATCTAACCATCAGGACCTTCAATATTATATGTTTGTCCGTCTCTAAGTGTGGATAATACAACTTTAAGAGCCTACGTACCAGCAGACATTATTTCATCAGTTCTCGGGTCTGTATTTAACTGTCTACGCATGTGTTTATATTTCTGCTTATATATGTGACCTTTGAATGAGAAATTGGCAATTTCTTCTTTAGACATCTCCGGATCAAAACGTTGGGCTCCACGTGAACCGGCTTTTACAGCCGATGTAAACAATACAACATCTACTCCGTTTTCAGAATCATTCATCTTCTCATACAGATTTCGCATAAATCCGTATGAAATGCCTTTAAATACAGGGAACAACGCGTATTTGTTGTAATAGTGTACCGGTGTACCGTTTTCCATTCTATACCCAAATGCAGAATACTTTTGAGTAGAGATCATGGCTTCGTGAATGACTTTGTATGCTTGCGCAGTTTTTAAATAGTCATTATTATCACCACGTAGAATCTTAAATGCGTTTTCGACAGATTTTGAAAATGCACCGCGCTGTTTTAATAAGTTTTCACACATTTTATCACTTATAAACGCAGTACCATCAGCAACATTTACTTTAGAGAAAGCTTTTGCTTCTTTTTCAATTTTCTTTTTAAGCGTATCTAATACACCGTTTTCCTTTAACACATTTTCTAGATCATCTTCAGACATCTGATTTACAGCATCATATACAGCGGATTTTTCAATTTCTGTAGGATCGTGATCGAACTATTGTAATTTTATATCTGCAACAGCTTCGCGATACTCTCCATTTTTAAATAATGTACTGAGAGAATCTAGAACTGGAGACGGCGTTTCCCAATCGTTTATTTCAGCTACTTTGTAATCATCTTCCATTCCTGGTATATCTTCGCGGTTGTTTACTCCAGTAGAACCAACACCGCCATAACGTTTTGTTTCATCATTACCAAATACTGTTAGATTACCATCGTCTCCGAAACTAGTTTTAAAGAATTGTGGCATACCTGTATAGAATCTACGTGTTTCTTCTATACACATCATATGTTTACACATGATGTCGAAAACATATGCCACTACTGCCATACTTTCAGCATTTAAAGGTCTAAAAGCTTTCTTGAAATTATCATTTAACAAATAAGCTTGTTTCAATCTTGTTATAACGTTGTTTGATAAGAATACGTTTTTATAATTGTTATAAACAGCATTCTTTTGCGACGAATTGTCATTAATAACCTCCTGTATGATTCCTGCATCTACGAGCGCTTTCAACTCTTCGTCAAGTCTGTGTTTTAACATTCTGGCTACAATAGCCCGCTTTTCTTGTATAGATTTACTGAAAAATTCTTTTTCTGCTAATTTATTAGACTCAATGACTCCACCGTCAGCGTCATCTGTTTTAAAGTTGAACGATTTGAAGTTTCCTTTTTCATCATATATTCCAGAAATAGATGTGTATCTGGCACCATTCATATTTCCAGTATGATAGTTTTTAACAAGTTGTTCTTTAGGTAAAGCTTTGCTCTTATCTTCACCATATCCGAGTTCATCCAATGTTTTTAACACATTGCGATGTTCAGCTTCGTAATATTCTATAAATTGGTCAATTACTTCGTTCTGAGCATAATTGTCGTATTTATCTTTAGCGTCGGATATTAAATCTCCGTTTATCCTATTAAAGAATGGTAGCTTACCAAATGCATTTAATTCTACTTGTGAACTTGTTTCAGTAACATCTTGTGTGTAATCAAATCCTGGAAGTCTATATTTACCATTAAAACCAGAAATGGTCATATATGTTGATTTATCTGATAGTGTAGGCAATACAATAAGGCCGTCTGTTATCTTTTGAATACGTGACAGGTAATCTGTTCGTTTTTCCATTTCTGAGAATTTGACACTATCTCTAGATCCAAATCTCTATTTAGATCCACCTTCGGTTATAACCTAGAGTCTGTCATGCTTTATATTAAATTCTGGATCTAATAAAGCTTTTGCAATGACAGATCCATGTAACCCGCCTCGATCATCGTGATATACAACGTATTCTACATTTTGTAGATCTCCAAGAATAGAGCCTTCTCTCACAGTACCGTCTTCATTCAAAGATAAATTTAAATCGTCGGTAACATCAGAGGCTGTATTATTCTATGCATACATATATAACTTAGTATCACCTGCGCCAACAGTCATTATTTCTGATGTTGCAGATCTATATACACCCATTTCTTGTGCAAGTTTTGTTACAAAACTGTTTCTTGCGTATAAGAATGCTCCAGAATAACCTTTTTTACCATTTTGTGCAGAATCCTATGTGAATACATTTAAATCCCCATCATCTACAGCTTTTTGTAATTTGGCTAATACTCCGTTCTTCTCTATAAATGGTGCGATACTAAGCTTTCTGTATTCACTAGTTGTCATAAGTTCCCTAAATGATATTGTGTAATCAGTCTCTCCGGGATTTAACCTATGCAACATATTATACCACATTGGTTTATTGACCATTATTCCGACATCATTTAATGCCCGAACTGTCGCGGAAACGACAGCATCAAAATCGGCAGCATCTGACATTTTGTATATTTTATCGGCGATCTTTATCTGTCCCGGATTATTGATCAGCTGGTCTCGAATAGACATTAAGAACAATCTGGTATTTTCAAAAGTTTTATTTGATCTATTTATAGATCCATCTTTATTGTATAAACCTGTAAGACCGATTCTAATATTGTCAAACCATCCAATTGGCAATTGTGACACAGATCTATCTGTATTTGTGGGTTCATAAGAATATTCATATCGTCCGTTTTCTCCTTTAGAATTTCTAATATTAAAGAAGTTAAAATTCATCTTCTGAGATTTTATAGACTGATAGAATAATGTAGTCAGTGTTTGTTTATCATAATCCTACAATATAACAGCACCCTATAATATATCACCGGCTTTACATATAATATTACCCTTTTTATCTTTGAGATCTTTGACAAGACGTATATACTTAGGGTACATTGTCTCTTCATTCCTAACAGACGTGTCAGCTATATAGTACGACGGGTCGACTACAACATTCTTGTATGCTACAACTGGGAATCCTACGTATTCTCCAAACTTCTCCTTATCTGAAAACCTTATATATGACAGATATCTAAATCTCTCCAAATATTGAGCAAGTATATTGAACATATAATCATTTTCTCCAAGCTTTTTGAGTTTTTCAACCAGATCACGAACATCTTTTACATCATGTAATTCTGTTAACATTCTTTGATGTACAGCCTTAAATGGTAAATATGACGTCATTCCAAAACTATTACGTGTTGCTGGTATAGTAGCACGTTTTGGTTTTCCGTTCTCCATTATGATTTTTCCGTCACGGTCTGTAGCATACATACTCTTCGCTAAACCAGAAGCAACATCCTCTTGTGTAACGTATCGTTGATTAGGTATTGTACTTAACAAATATGTCATAGCAGAACCTACGTCATCACTCATAGAATGTGAATAAAATGCATCATCTGTATGACTAGTTATGTCCGCACTTACCTAATTAACATCTTCGAGTTTTGAACGAAGACCTACTGTTCTAAGTTTATCTTCAAGCAACGGTTGTACAAGCGACCAATGATCAAATATCTCTCTCAACGCCAATGCATTGTTTCTAGCCAACGGTGATAATTTTCCTTCTGCCACAGCTTGATTTAACTATAATTCAGTAGCGTCTCCACAAGTTAACTGTTTATATATTTGAGCAAACTTAGTACCTTCTTTCAATAACGATTCTTTGTCTGTTTTTAAAATATCAGCATTAGAACCAAGAATGTCTATACCTTGAGATTTTATTATCAGTGGGAGCAACACATCTACAGCATCTCTTAATTGCGTTTGTGTATATACATTGTTAAATGTATGATCTTTACCAGACTGATCTTTCAAAGTCATTTTCAGTCCGCCGTGGAATTCATCCTTAAATCGTTTTAGATTCTCTTTTGTGATTTGATTTTTTGCATATTTACCATAATCTATACGCGTAAACGTCGCTGCAAATTTAAAGCTTTTTGTTGTTAGAAGCGCATTTATATAATTGTATATACGTGAAAACAATTTGGCAAATATTTTATTCTTTGGATGCCATACGTGTTTGCTGTAATCAAAATACATATCTGCTAAACCTTCAGCAATATCTCTTTGACTTAGTTTTTGACCATCTGCATATTTGTTTTTATATAGATTATATAACTTGTCACGCTCATCTTTAGGCATCGCTAATTCTACAATCCTATGGAACGCTTCGTGATATTGAACTCCATTTTCAGCACCATAAGACAATACAATGCCAGCTTGAGTACACATACCGATCGCGTCACCAAATCTCGCACTCATTTGAACACTGTTTAAAACCTATATTAAAACCGTATCACCACACATTCGTCGTATGTCCTATATAGCTTTATCCATTTGACGTTTGTCTGTTATTTTGTGTTTGGAATTCTGTGAATTTCTCATAAACAACCCTGCACTAGGGTCTATTATATTGCCCCAAGCATCATCACAATCGTCAAAAGAAACCGGTGTAGAATCGTCTGTAGTAGTACCTTGATTGTTATCTTCATCTGTACCATCCGGTATTTGCCCAATCTACTCTTCTACAGCCTACTCAAAATCATCTTGTTGCTTCTAAATATTTTTCGGATCGTTTTGATCCTGATCTATTACATCAAAATCATCAGCAGAAACAATGGCGTCAGTAATACCAGAATATTGTGATTGTAGCCATCCGTTTTTCATCATCCATTCTATGCCACTCATATTAGAATCAACGTCTTCCCTATATATTACAAATCCATCTGAGTATCTGATATATTTTATATCAGGATGTTTATCAAACCACTCTCTAACTCCTGCAAATATACCTTTCTTAGATGTTCCAACATTATCTCTAATCAAAGCTATATTTTGAACATTAAGATACGCATTCTTATACAACCATTCTTTTAGTTTTTGAATATCTTGGTCATTCTTAAGATCGTAAAGTGTTTTTGTTTGACCCTTGTTTTCGCTAATTGTAACCTTATTGTAATCTAATCCACCAGCTCCGTTATCGGCATAATTGAATTGAAAATTATTTAACATTGCCTCAGCACCACCTCCGAATCGAATAAGGTAATGTAATAGTGTTGATTTATTTATCGGACCAGGTATAAAATTACCATTATTGTCCTGAACAAGCATTTCTTTCGACTTTCCAGATTTCGTAAGAATGTCTACTATAAGATCAACAGCGCTTTGTGGTGTTTTAGCAGGCGTCATTGGAATTAATGCAGTATGAGGTTTTGTTGAAGAACCTTCGTCTTCAGCATAGTGAAGCTGTTTCTGAATATATAATATTCCAGGTTTATTTCTATTTTCTTCTTTCTTAGAAACTCTCTCGGCGGTTCCAGATCCAGCTTTCATATCAGAACTGTCTAATCTACGAATGATTCCGGCACTGTCAGATATTAATAATACAGCATCACTATCATAATTTAACAGGTTCGAAACTTGTTCTTGCGACAAATCCAATCTATCTATAGCGTTACCAAGCTGAGCATCAAACTGTAATTTTCCATTTGTTCGTTGTACATTCTTTAATATAATCTTCTTTTTACCAGATTTGATATCTTCGTAATTATCTTGATAATACTGTATCAGACGTTCTCTTAACGATTGTGGACCTTGATCAATAGACCATAAGAAAGACACATTTAATGTAGCAGCTGGTGACAACTTTTCTCCGTTGTAAGTAATAGATTTGAACTTCAATATCGGACCAGTTGTTAAAACTCCATACATAAAACCGGAACCTTCAAAATCAATTTCAAATTGTACATTCTGAGCAAAATCTTTTTTCGTAGTCCAGTCTTTAAATTTCTGTAACTCTTGTTTTTGTTTTTCGTCTATGAATTTAGGATCCGGCATAGTATGATTATAGTGCTTCAGCTCTTCATCGTCATAAATTCTATGCGGAGCGTTAAATTTATTCCCAGGTTGTACCACTGGGTCCTATTTCAAATCATCTTCTAACTACGCTTTTAAAGCTTCTTGTATAGAAACTTCAAATCTTTGTAATGTTGTATAACTATCAGTTATCCAATTGATAAGCTGATTCAACCTATTGAGATCGTTGATTTGATCAATGTCTCCTATTTTATCAGCTTGTTCACGAGCATATCTGTATTGTTCTTGTATTTTAGGATCTTTTACATCTTTTACAAGTTCACCAATATCATCTAACTTACTAAGATAATTTGAAAAAGCAGATTTAGCGAAATCTTTATTCTCTTTTATTTTTTGTTCTATGACGGCACGCTATTCTACATAAGAATGTTCGTTTAATACAGGATCTATTATTTGAATATCAACTATAGTCGGAGCACTTATACTATTTATCTTGTGTAACAATATTCTGTCCGAACTCTAACTTATATCTGTCTAGAATCCCATCAATTGAAGATTTGCGACAGTTTGTCCAGTACAATTAGTAAGCATCTGTCTATAAGCATTCAATTGATTTGTATAGAATACTCTTGCTGTGGAACGCTGGCGTTTTCCAAAGTCGTATCGTTTACTATATTGCCAATCGAGAGCATCTATTGTTTCTTCTGTAGACTGTGGTCCTGTAGGACGTTGTTTGGTTTCCCATGATTTCTTAGCAGTTTTAAAATCGACAATTGTAATAGAACCATCTGGAGCAATAGCAAGCATGTCAGTTTCTCCTGCTACACGTACAGTATTCCCATTGCTATCTTGTATTTCACCATGGAAACACATGCTGTCTGTTACAATAGCGTAACCGAGCGCTTCCCAACGATCACGTTCTTTCTCCAAATCCTATATTAATTTACTGAACGTATTGTCGTTCATTTTAAATCTAGGAGCATTGTCGATCTTTTTATGTGCAAACACGTTTCTAGCTATTTCATCTACAATTGTACCGGAAACAGTACTAGAACCAACCTCAAACAAATTATCACCATCTCTAGCCAATAATGTAGATAATGCGTTTATGGTATCATCGCTAATAAGAATGTCGTCATTTTGAAAATAACCATCTAAATTCAAATAAAATCTTTCCGCGTCTCTTTGATTATTTCCGTACTTTTTTACAACGATATAGTTATATTTGTTACGAAGCCTATTTATCAAAGATACATATTCGTTTTTCAGTTCTTCGATTCTATCTGCAGATTCGTTGTTGTCTATTGCATCTTTCCATTTATCTCTAGCAGACTACAACAATTTGGCGTTTTCTTTTATAGATTTTGTTTTTTCAGGTTCATCAGCAATATATGAATCTAACAAACTGTGTAGACGCTTATACATTACTATTTTACCGTTCTCCTCTATAAAATAATTTTCACTCGTACGCCATTCGTAATGATATTTTTTATCAGACGCTGCGTATTCAGACAACTTTGTTATTACCTAAGACTGTTGTAATGTGATCTTTTTACCGTTATGTGAAAATCCTGTTTCCGGTTTTTGATAAGCTTTCTTTTGAGAATCCTCTCCTTCATTTGTTTGAGGTTCTGTAGACGGTCCTTCTTGTATAGTAGGACCTGTCTGAGGACTCCCTTCTTCTACTACTTCGTCCGCGCTAGCATCTTCGGTAGATTCTTTCGGAGTTTGACTTTTCAACCATTTAGCATATTCGTATTCTTCTTCAGACACATGATCACTTCCGATAAAATAAGTATCTCCTGTATAAGAATATTCGACGTCTTTTCCTTCTTCGACCTATTTACGTATTTGCTGTTCTCTAGTTCTATAACCGTCATTCGATATTCTAGCAAACTATTCTACAAGATTATTAAATTGATCTTGATTATAATTCTTGCTTCTTGCAAATTGTTCCAAATGTTGTAGAGTATCGGTATAGTCTGTTTTTAAACCAGGTGTTTTTGACGTGTCGTCTAGATATTTATTTCTTTGTTGTTCAGGTTCATCAAATCTATTAAACTTGTCGAGCATCTTTTCATACGTCGCAAGTCTTTCTTTTTCCTAGTCCGTTAAACTATCTTTATCTTTATCCAACAAACTTTTATAATCATCATATTTGGCCCTCAGTTTTTCATGTTCTGCAGAATCTTCATCAAATTCATTACGACGATCATACCACTCTCGTTTGTTAAAACGTTTATTTGTAGGTATAAGTCTATCATTTTCAGAATCATATTCATACACTCTACGAACTCCGTCAGAATCATCACGTACAACATAAGTTTTACCGTCTTTTGTAAATGTGTTATTATCATCATTTACTTCAGAAGATTCGAATTTCTGTCTGTCTACTTCATTGTTATAAAAATCATCTTCGACACTTTGACGCAATTCTTCATCCATCTTACGATTTTCTTTGAATGATTTAACAGCTTTCACAGCATCTTTTGTATTTGTAATAAGCCTGTTAAACATTTCGTTATTGAAGTTCAATTGCATTCTACCATCAGACACCTAACGTAAAGCATCAACATAATCATTGTCTATATTATAACCTTTGGAAGCAGCAAAATTTCTGACATCCTCTTCGGTGTCTAATTTTACATTATCTCCATATATTTCATGTGTTCTTTTTTTGGTACGCTCTACTTCAAACTTAGCTCTGGATGACAATGTAGTTCCTCCAGGAATCTATTTGATCTTTTCCATGTCCTATAAAAGTTGCATAGTCTGCATCTATCCTATAAGTTCATGCAATGCTTCAGTATTAGCGTTATATGTCTGATAATTTTCTTGTAATATCTTGAATTTGTCTTGTAAGTCTTTATCGTCTTTATATTGGCCTGCCAAAGAATATCCAAATTGACCCTTTTCTATTTTTGTTGACAGTTCGGCCACTATGGGATCTGCTTGATTGTTATTTAAATAATCATCAAATGTTATGTTATTGGCTCTTATTGAGGCAAGATTCCTCATTTTATCTTCTAAAAATTGCTTAGACTCATTTGATTCATTCAATCTCGTCGCAAGAATACCTACATATGTATTAAAATCATCTTTTAACTATTGTTTGCGTTTAGCCTCTTTCCTATTAAATGTGTTATTCAATACGCTTTTGGCGGCCCTTTTTATAATACCTTTGGTATCATCCTCGTAATTAAATACAGAATTCTTTATTCTTTGAACATTTTCATTCAGTCTTAGATTTCCAACAATGTTTAAAAGTTTATGAAGATTTTCTACGTGGTGTGCTGGCAACGCCCAACCTGGATCATCTTTATGACGTTCTCGCATATTTGTAGTTAACTCTTCATATTGATTGAGCATGTCTACAATATTCTTATAATTTTCTTTTCCAAGCTCCTGTGATAAAATCCTAGCCTTATCTAAATAATCATTTGTAGCAATATTGTCAGCTAAAAGATTATTCATTATAATTTGGTCTAGTTTATATTGCTTATATGTACCTCCAATACCCTATACTGCAATATTAGGACTACCTTGTAACAAAGCTCCTAATATACCACCATGCATTTGCTGTACGATATCTCTTTCTTGAGCTGTTAAATTCTCAGGGTCTTTAAATAAGAACGTACTCCATAATTTGGCACCATCTATGATAGTAAGTGGAAGTTGTTCCAGCACATTGAAATATGCATTAGATCTTTCTTCAATACGTTGATACTATTGTAACTGCTGAATACCTTCTTCGGCACCCTCTGAATACATAGAAGCTGCTGTACGCCAACCAAGATCCTTTGCTAATTTACCAGCTAATCTCAAGTTCTTTCTATACTTCAAAACTCTTTCCGGTATAGCTGAGACCATGTCGACGACATTTGCAGTATGACTCAAAGAGCGTTCTGCCATCTTAGCAAGACCTTTATCAACTAATGCATTAGCTTTTTGTTGTAATACAGGTAATCCCAATCTTTCTACAACATCTTTGGACAACGTTCTTAAGTAGTTAGCGGGAACATTAATGGCTTGTCTAATGTCGTTTATAGCATTCGAAACCCTTGTACGACTAACACCTTCTTCTCCGAATACTTTCACGGCTTCTTTTAAAGACACATTATTATCTCTCATATATTTAGAAAGTTGCATCTTTAAAAGTTTTCTGTCGGCTTTACTAGCGGCTTTATCTATTAAAAATCCAACTTTAGAACTTTTTGCAATACCTCCCATAGGCATACACGTAACAATAGCATCTACTAAAGAATCCCAGGTGTTCACACCCATTCCTTGATAGTATTGTTTTGCAGAACCGGCCGTAGCATCCAAAAGTGTTTGACGTATTTTAAAATCCTTTGGTACATATTTTCCAAGATAGAATGCTTGCAAAGCGTCATCTTCCGTTATATTGTTTCCAAGTACTTGTTTAGCATCACTTAAAAACTTATTCATTTGATCTTTTTTCGTAAGATCTCGTTTTGCTATTTCATTCGTAGCATCTGCAACATTTGCAAAGTTTTCATCAGCTCCAGCAGCCATACCACTTAAGAAAGACACAGCACCTGCCGTAAGTGCTATAGATGCGCCTGCTGTTCCTGGAGCAAGGATTAACCCTGCGAGTGCTGTAAGACCTGCTCCAACAGACATTAATATTTTTTCTGGCGATGACATTGAAGAACCTAATAATGATGGTGCCATCCATAATTTCTTAGGATTATACCAAGCCATATCATTGGCTTCTTGTTCTTTCTGTTTAAAATACTCAGATACTTTATAGTCAGATGTCCAGCGATTCAAATCAGCAGTATCTATATCGTAGTCTTTTTGCCAAAGTCTTTTCATTTCTTCTCCTTTGGCAGCAAACTTTTTAAATATACCTTTCAGTTTATTTTTATACAGATCTGCTGCTTTTTTATCTCTGCTAGCTAATGCTTTCTGAAAACCTGTTATACTCTAACCATATCCTTTTAAGGAACCTCCAATACCAGTACCAAAATCAAGATTGACTTTATTTAAATATTTTTGTGCGTTTGATACCCAATCTCCAACAGTTGTTTCATTCTCAAAGGTCATGAGATTGTTAAACGTATTTTCGTACTGTTTCTTCTTATTATTCAGTTCGTCAATCTTCTTCTATACAGGATCCCATTGTCTTTTTTCTTCTGGTGTAATTCCTTGTCCGCTAGTATATCTTCTTTTAACACCGTTCAACCATTGATTTAATTGTATATATTGTTCACAAATATTTTGATACTCATCCAAACCCTTAGGGTTTGCCATATTTAACTGTTGCTGTAGAGTATTAATTTTACCTTGTGATGTTTGTCGTTGAGCTTCGTTTTTAGAAATCATAAATGTATGATAAGCATCTGCTAGCAGAGACTGGCCATCTTTGATAAGACCAACCTTTTTAGCCTACTGTTGCTATTTCAATTCGTGATTTATCTATACAGAACCTTCTCCTATACCTCCAGCATCGAAATAAGAAACAAAAGAACTATTATCGGTTCTAATATCACTATTGTTATTATGTGGGTCTGTTTTAAGATACCAATCAACTTCCTTCTGAATATCACTTTTGATCTTTTTAAGCTCCTCTTTCATAGCCTTAGTGTTGGCATCATCTTGAGTACCCATTGCTGCAAGAGTGTCTTCCAAATCAGCCTAGTCTGCCATCATATTGGCAATACGAGCAGGAGTGGTCTAACGTCTTAAACGTTTATCACTTTCCTCTTGTTCGTATTTGTCCACCATCTTTTGTACGATTGGGGTATACTTCATCTTTTTCTCAGATTTTGTCCAATCGTATTGTTTTATTTTATTGTCTGGTCCAAATATAGTATCTTCCTTAAAAGGACCTTTGTATGTATTAGGTTGCTGTTGTGCAATAGGCCTTATAATATCATTTACATCTTCCTGTGTTTGAGGCTGTTCTGGTTTTACAATTAGAGAATCTACAGGTTTATACTGTTCGGCCTATTTGTGTTTCTGTATAAGTTTATCAGCTTCCTCAGCTTCTTTTCTTTTCTACAACGCTTTCTTTCGCTCTTCTTCGAGCTCACGTAGGCGTTGCTATTTAAGTCTTTTCTCGCGTTCCTTATCTCTCAACCATTGTTGGTATTCTTCGTGACGCCTCACATCACCAGAGATAGCTCTTAATTTTCTAATATCTCCCATAATTAATAATCGTAATATCCTGTATTAGCACCCTTGTCGGTATTTCTTATACCTATTACTTTACGTACTTTATTCTCTTGCTGATCTACTCTCGTTCTATATCCTTGTGCAGTGATCACTTCGTTCTGCCTAGCTTTTCCGTCTGTAGTAACAGCATCTGTAGTATTAAATGGTAAATACACTTCTCCAAAGTTTAGTTGCTTTGAATTATTGTCAACATTCACAGCATGTAATGTTCCTCTATTTGCCTGAATCACCTTTCCGTTGTTATCGACAGTTGTTGCCACATTTCCGGTATTATACGGAACAAATATCCATCTGTACTTTGACTTATTCTTTGTGACATCTTTTCCATTTTTCTTTTCTGTATATGTGATTTTCTTTCCACCTATTTTAGAAATTTGTCTATGTAATGTTTTCGAATGACGTATATTACTACTAGCGGTATTTGCAGCCCAATTGGTTCTATCCATTAACATATTCAATTCATTTTGTGATAACGTAAGACCTTCGACCTTCCTGTTGTTGATCATCAAATTACCGTATGTCTTTCCCTTATCATGACTAAACTTTTCACCTATAAACGACGGCGTTTCCGCAGAACCTTTTAGTGTTGTATAATTTACAATTTTATTTACTCTTACGCTAGGAACATCTTTCCAAAATCCTTGAACAGTCTTTTTCACATTTGTAGCAGCATTTTTTGCAACATTTACTTTATTACTGTAACTAACATTTGAATCGAGAAAATCTGTTTTTCCAGATAAGTTATATAGTCCATTCAATAATACGTTTTGATGATAATTTTGAGTGTCAGTCGAAGGTGATTTTTGATTTTTTAGATCATTGGCCCACTCCCATTGTTTTCTACGACGCTCAAGTTTGTCTTCATAATCTAACTTAGCATATTCGTTGACTCTACGCTCATTTCTAAGATAATCACTATTTCTATTGACAATGTCTTCTCTAAACTTCTGCATTGCCATAGTATCAATCTTATCTTTTGGAGCAGTCGGATTCATACTCTAAACAATATTTCTTGCTTTTTGATAATAATATTTCCCATAATCACTATCTAAAAAGTCTTTTACATTACTATCTATAATACCGTTTATATCATCTTCGGATACAGTATAATAATCATGACCATCTCCTTTTTGTTTGGTTAGTTTTTCATCAAACTTCTTTTCCGAATGTTTAAACCAATCGTCCGTTATATCGTGTATATCTTTATATTGTATCGGGGATGTTCTATCAAAAAGTCCATATTCTGCAGTATTCCACTGTTCAAACGGTATCTTCATAAAGTAATCTTCCATTTCTTTGCTGTATAAACCTTTTGACTACAAATCACCTTTTGATTTTAAATACTATTCGCCTGCTGCTGCAGATTGTTTTAATTGGTTAAGTAATCCTACAGGAGTTTCTCTAATAGCTTTCGCCAATGCCATCTAACCTTCTCTAGTACGTAATGGATCAATACCTTGTGAAACAAGTTGATTATAAACATTGTTTATTCTACCCATTGTTAAAGCATCCCATAACTTTATATCTTTTGCAAAAGGTGATCTGAAATCTCCATATTTAGATATGAAGTCATCCAATCTCTTTTCACCTTTCTCATATTCAGCTTTTACAGCTTGTGTGTATGCGTTCATAAGACCCGTATCGAACAACTCCGAAATCGGCATCTCCACGGGATTTTCATATCCATAAAACATATTATCTGTTAGTTAAATTAAACATGCTAAACCTATTCGCGTAAGGATTTACAAAATTAATAGATTCTGCGAGAGGTTTACGATTATTAATACTATACATCATACTCTTTATATCTGTAGGCATTGGTATAAACACAGGTTTTGGTTTATTTTTATCAGCATACATTTTCTATCTAAATGCAAGGTCGGCAGCTTTATTTGCAGCGTCATCTCTATAAATACCGTATGTTTGTTTCCAACGCTTGTCGTCAACCAATCTCTTCTCCCATCTATTCTTTTCTGCATACATACCTTTCATAATAGTATCGAGATATGCACGTTTTGCAGCTTGTGACCTGCGATAATTAGCATCATCATATTGCATAGCAGTCATCATAGCTGACCTGTCAGCATCACCGGCTTTCATCAGAGCATCATAATATTGCTGCTTATACGCATTATTTTGCTGTTCTGCTCTACTATATAATTTAGCAGCATTATTCAAATAGTCATTATACATAGATGTACGTGCTGCATATTTCTGCCCTGCTGTAAGTCCGCCGCTCTATTCCATAGCGTATTTAGACTATCTTAAAGCGTCACTATATTCTCTTAATTCTGGACGGTAGTCATATCTCAATCCCGCCAACCCTTGCAAAGCTCTTTGACTATAAGGATTTGCTTTATAAGTATTACTGCTATATATTGGTTCTTTCTCAGCCTGTCTGTATCTACCGTATTCATTCCATAATTGCAATGCGGGTGTAATATTTTCAAAAACACCATTCGCCAATTTATTCCAGTTTATACTACTTTCTTTACCTTCTTTATAATATCCAAGTTGTTGCATATTATTCTCAATATTGTGTTGTTCTGCCTGTCTTCCGGATATCTCTTTTAACTAATTGATAGTTTGCTATTTTACTGCCTTAGCTTGCCTATCGAATACTTCAGCTGTTTGTTTAGTTAAAGAACTTCTGTCTCCGTATTTCCCAACCTTCTTTTCCAGTTGATTTATATATTGTAATTTAGCTGTGTATGGTCTAGCCTGTTCTGCAAATGTAGAACCGGTTCTCCAATCCATATCATTGCCGAGTATTACATTGTCATCATCCTCTCTTACTGATGAAGGTTGGTTATCTACTCCTATCTAACCTTTTGTAACAAGCGTACCTTTTCCTTCATTGAAGTTTATAATAGATTCACCTTTACCAACATAACTATTATGTTCTCCTGACTGATAGCCTCCTGGTGTCCATACTTTCGTAGATCCTTTCATATTTTTTCCACTATTAAACATTGGGAGAACGTCTTTTCCGCTGTTTGCATATAATACATCATCTTGCGTGTCTCCGTAATCTTGTGTATATTCTTGTTGTAATACATTACTTTGAGCGCCTGCTCTATTGAATATATTTGTTCTTTGGGCCTATTGTTGTCCGTTGAATATTCTTCTTCTCAACCTAGCTCTAGCTCTTCTTTTCGCAGCACCTCCAAATATACCTCCGAGCAAACCTCCTGCTACAGCTCCAACAGCACCGCCGATAGGTCCGAATGCCATACCTATACTACCACCCATAGCAGCACCAGAACCTACAGTTTTCTAAGTCGCAGCATTTGCTTGCGCATTTAATTCTGATTTGGCAGCATCTTCATTTATAGAATTCTATTGTTCATAAGATACACCACCTATTTGGTTCTATGATGTACCAGCATCTGTTAAAAGCTCACTCGATGTTTTTATAGGTTGATTAAATGCTCCTAATACATCTCCTCCAAATGCTATAGCGGATTGTACCATACCTGCACCATCTATCGCTTTGGATTTAGCCCCAAAACCTCCAGAAGTATTACCTTTTTTCACAAGACCTCCTTTCAGCTAAAGTTTGGGGGGATTGGTCGGATCTAATTTTGGAATCAAAGATTTACCAACAATACCCATATCTACATTCTGTGCGTTTTGTATGGCTTGTGCATTTCCTCCAAACACAAGACTCCCAGTAAGTCTGGGATTTCCGTACAAATAATCTTCGACACCTCCACTAAATCTGGGCTTTTGATTATTTATATATCTATAATTTAACATGATTTTCTAAATTTAGTCATTATATATGAGAGCGCTGTATTATAATCAGGATTGTTATCCTTCATTTCACATACCATATATTTTCCACGCATCCTATTTCCAAAAGGTGCGTTGTTTTGTCTAGGTATTGCGTATCTAAAGCAACCTTCTCTATCCGTAATCTGTAGATTATTTGTTTCTGTCTTATCGCTTAAATCAGTCTCCCAAGAATATGTGTAATCAATATAAGGGTTTTTCGTTGTTTTATCTAACGTAACTATTTCCTAGTTATCAAACACCTTTACCTACATTGGTGATTTATTTACAACATATTTTAACACTGTATGATCTATTACATCAACATCTCCTCTAGTATTCCATAAGTTTACATCCAGAACGCCGTTGTCTACATTGAGTAAGTATATCTTATCTTTGAATATCAACTTGTTGTCAAAATCTACATCATATACAGAAGTAAATGCATTTAAAGATTCACTGTATGCGAGAGAACTGTTCTTCTTGTCACCATCTTTTAACACTTTAGATACAACCTCATTGTATTTCTTATCATAGAACAATACTGGTGATACAACGCCCGATTTCTCATGCATTATATTTTGTGTACCACATGTTTTATTCAACGGTGTAATACTTGTAGCTCTGAGTGATTTTAATTCATTATTACAACGATCGTACCAATATAATGTTGAATCTGAATACGTATCGCAGTATTGCTCTTTATGCATTCCTGCAGTACGGTCGTAATAATCATATCTTTCCAGGACACCTCCACTACCAAGACTAAGAGCTTTACCAGACTCATCTGATATAATACTGCGTTCGTTTACACTAAATACTCCAGTAGCAGCTTCCTGCCAAAATACTAACTGATCATTAAACGTACGTAAGTGTGTTATCTCACCATATCTATCATCTACATCTATGTAATTAGCAGGTTTAAATGTCTGCCAACTGTCATAGTTCTCATTGTTTGTCTTCAACTCTGAATAATAACATCTATAATCTATATTATACAGTGTATTTGAATCTGTTGATAAATCAGATGCTTCCTTTTTATTTATTTGAGGTTGTACAGAATAACAAGTGTTATATTCGTATTCTGGTCTGGTTTGAATATAAAAATCATTAACATTTCCAGGTTTTGTTTGTACTTGCGTTATAGATTTATCTTTACCTCTACTAAAGGTATTACCAGACGTATATGCTAAGTTTATACTCGTTTCTACAGGTATTGCGTAATTTAAGTTTGTTGTTATAGAGAAAGGTATACCTTTATCATAATACTTATGACACGATGTGTATTCAAATACATCTATAAAACAATCTCCATCAAACACATATAAAGGGTTTTTAGTATCATACTATACATCTCCAAAAGATACATATGTGTTTAGATTTCTATCAGCGTTTGTATATCCGCCATAAGGTATTGTCTCTTTTCTTATATTACATAAGTATGTTCCTGCGATGCTATTCCTAAATCTATCAACATAAGAACTTGTGTTTCCGCGATCTAAATAATCTCTTCCATGCCACAATTCTGAATTATCTACGGACGTACCATAAATTTCCGCCAACTTATTAGCATATCTTGGTATTTGCTTAAAATAATCTTCCCATTCACACTCTACATCTGTTCGTACTGCAGGTATTGATTCAGAATTAAGCCCAAGTATTTCTTCTGTGTATAAATTTCTATAAAGAATGTTATTATTGTCTTCTTTAAGTTTAATAAGACCTGTTGTACCTCCACATCCTATCAGAGTAGCATCTTTATATTCCATATCTATGATATTATCGTTGCTACCTCCAAAGATTGCTTCGGCTGTTGGAAATATCGGATTATTATAAGCTCCTCCACAAATTACATTACAATAATTAGTATCTCCACATATAGTAGTATAGTTTTGATATTTTGTACTGGTTGTTGTTTTACCGTCTTTTGTTTGCGTATCAAACAATTCATTCCATTGCATATTCTAAGCTATACAAGCATTACTTATTTTGTACCGATATCCTTTATCCAGATTTACATCATCAACCTCATCTATATTCCCAAACAATTTGTAATCATTATAACCACTGTGGTCTTCAAAGTTTCTACAACATAGTTTGTTAGTTTGTTCATATAATTTACTATAACCAAACTGTTCTGTATTACCTTCACTGTTTAAAATCCAAGGATTATTTTCACCATCATGCTTATAACTAGTTATATCATCAGCGTATCCATGTATATGCCCAAATGTAATATATGCAGTTTGTAGATTGTTCTGTCTTATATCGTTATAAGAAGCGCGCGTTCCATTTGAAAAATAATTTTCTATATTCCAATAATTTCTCTATGCAGGAAATGCGGAATAATATGAAATACCATTTCTTCCAGAAAATTGACATATCATCAGCTGTTGATTCCCTTTTAAATAATGTCCGGTTGTGTCATACAATTGACACATTATCCACGATTTTTTCTTTTCAGCGCCATAATATGTATCAACAGGCGCATCGATCAATTTTGTGCCCTAATCTAGATCCTTAATGATACATGATGGTACGACTGATAATGAATGGCCAACAATTGCAGTAGATATCCAATCATATCTTTGTATGCCGTCAGGAGGTATAAAATCTGTCTCCGTTTTATATTTGCCTTTTTCAAAAGTTGTCAGTGTATTAAATGTGTATATATCTTTATCTTTATCTTTTATAACGCCATCTTTATTTCTCAACTCAATAGTAAAAGTCTATTTGGCGGATTGTCCAAATATATATTTAACAGGCTATATAAACAACGATGATGATTTATACAACTAGTTCATATAATCCGAATTGTACGAGTTCTCAGGGCTTATAAACTGAAAGAAATCATGATTTTCAAAATTATCAGCCTCACACCTTTCGATATCAGTATCATTTCCATCCATCGCTCCATTTCTCGATATCCAAGTTGGACCTGTCCAATATTGTTGTGTTGTCAATGTACCTGTAGGCGTATACGTCTTATCTACAGATGTTACTTTATCATTCTCATGCTTTGTTCTTTGAATAGGTCTTGCTAATACACCTTGTGATACTGTTTGAATATCATCTTCACCTCTATGACATCTTACAATTTCGTACGATGTGATCCTATATCTATCAAAATCCTGTTTAAATCGATCCTGTTGTTCTAGTTTCTTATTAAAACCATCAATATCTACTTCAAACTATATACCAAGTGGATTTATTTCAAGCTAACAATCTTTAAACTTCTAACCGTATGCTGTATATGGTTCAAATCCGGTTTCTGTCATAGATGGTGTTCTAATGTCTCCTATCCATAACACTGATGTACCTTCACCTATCGCATTATATAATATTATACCGTATCTGTATAATTCATCACGCCTTAACGATTTAAATGCATACGACATCTTCGGATTAGAATATGTAGGATTCTTATCCATTTTAGAAGTATTGTTGTTTATAACGGTAGACATGTCTATATTTTCACTGTCAACTACAGCTAATTCGTTGTACCAGTCTCCTGTATTCGGATTCTTTTTTCTCACAACTTCACATTTTGTATATTGATTTGCATTGTCCTATAATGAATAATAAGCATTATCACGTCCTACATACGTTCCATCCTAACCAACGTGATATATAGTTCCCTATACAGTGGATTTTATTTTTGGTTCCTTTGCTTTTAATGTGTCTCCAAGTAGTTTGGTAATTATAAACTTCCATTTTATATATCTACCTCTACCGCCATAGTAAAATACGTCTTCTGGATCACCTTCTACATGTGGCATAAATTTACACACATTGTCACCTTCTCTATAGTGCTTTATAATATCGTTGTATTCATTTATATAATCACCAACATCGTCACCTTCTGGCAAATCTTTTATAAACTGATTATATTCTTTTCCAGCATTATCATCTACAACAACTTCATTGTCCAAATTAACACGGAACGTCTTTGCATCAAATAGTTTTGCAACCTCATTCATTATAGACTGATCGTCTTTAATATTTGCCGCAAACAACCTGTCGTTTTTAGACTCTATAACTTTTGGTATTATATAAATACCACCCATGCTATTATATTCATCAAGAGATATTGTCTGCAATGATTTATTGCCATAATCTGTAAAATTTATCACATAATCACCGGCATTATTCTTCTTCGGATTTAAACGCTGGTCTGCTATTATAGATATCTTTGGCTCTTGTCCGTTTGTTTCATGATGTATACGATATATGATAATATGTGTCATCGGATAATTATCATTAAAATCATGTACAGGTATTTGTAGCTTTACGCCCTGGTACACATTTTCTTCATTAAGAGCGCCTTTTACGTCGTCTCCTGTAGAATCTCCAGTATTGTTAAAACCAAGAGGTATTAATTTTGTTGGCGCGGACAATCTACTTGTAAACCCTCTTTTACTATATAATTTATACGCATATTGTACAGCACCTCCTTGTAGAGTTCCTTCGCACAAGCCGCAGAATATAATATTTCTAATCTCTATTGGTTTATATGATTCGAGTATTTCAGGTGAAAAGAATCTCTTACGATTATAATCATCATTTGCCTAAGCAACGTTCATAGATGTTATGAAATGTTTACCATCTGCTATATATAATTTTATATTCTCATCTGTTTCCCAAGTAAGTACAATACTTACTTTTTCGCCATTTAACTAATTCTTAACTTGGGTTCCGCCTTCTCCGTTTCCGGATACAAATATAAGTTTGCATTTTTTATCCTTATCTTCATTTTTAGCTTCATCTACCGTAGATTCTATACGTATAATGCCCCAGTTATCATATTTATCCTTAGCTATTACTATACCGATATCCCTAATAGTGTCCGCTGCGAGTATTTTATTTATTTCAAAAATGTATGATTTATTATCATGGTCGTACAACAGAGGCGTCTTGAGAACATTTTTATACCCTTCTATAACACGCATCTCACCATATGAATTCTGCGCAACATTCTTATTTTGCTCGTTCAGAGAATAGTTTCTTAAATTCTCTGCGTATAAATACTGACCTTCTTGCATATTACTATATGACAAGTCTGTATTCATACCTTTTACAAAAGTATTTATCTATATGTTCTGTTCATTAGTATCCATAATAGTAATCGTTATAGTTTAATTGTCTCTTACCAATATTCTTAAAGAACGTATCATCATTATCCCATTCGGGTATTAACTTATTCCACTCATTCTTTATAGTTATCATATCTGATTCTGTAGGCATCATTGCCTCAGCATATGCTTGATTCCTATAGAAATTCCACTGCTGTTGTAAATAAAAATAAACATTAGCAGAATTACGTACACTACCACCAAGATCACCTCTCAGATATTTACCAAATGACAATTTCCACATAACGTACCAATATACAGCTTCTTGATATGCTGCTGTATCCGGTATTAACGGATATCCTCTTTCATCTGTAGCTATTGCTTTATACGAGAGTTTTATATACCCTTTTGGTCTATTTACCACAATCCACCCAGGTTTAATAAAGAATGTAATATCTTCATCATTCTATAGTTTGTCAGCAGCGTACTTAGTAAGATTATTACCATAAAACTATGCTTGTGTTGTAGGTAACTTATATCTCATTGGTTGCTGTGGTTCGTGATGTACAAATTGTTGTTTCTTAGGTTCTTTAAATGTGGATGTTTCTGTTCTCACCGGTATCCACGGACCGTTTTGATTATTTGAATATGCTACGGCTGTTAAAGAATTAAGGTCGTCTGGAATTGGGATTTGATTATCGTGTATTTCCAAAGGCTATGTTTCATTATCAATATACTACATAGGTGCTCCAATCTTTTCAACAGCTTCAAATATCCATTCACGTATGTCCGTAATTCGCATATTCTTTTCGGACATATCTGAATCTGCTATAATTTTCGCTATAACAGGTTCACATTTTGTATATTTGTATATCATCTATATTTATATAATCGTGATTGTTGAATATTAATTGTGCCAACGCTCGTTTATTAGTTCTAACCAAGTTTAAATTATACTTGTATATATCTGGGAATACCCTAGGTTGCTTAGACCAATATAGTCTATATTTATATCCATCTGAATGTTCATTTAAATGATATATCTTCTTCCCATATTCTGCAGATGCCTTATAATCTACAGATAAACTTTTACTATTCATCTACTTGGGCTTATACTTACATATACATATGTAACCTAAGCCACAAGGCATTTTAATAAGCTGTGAGCGCATTAAAAGCGCATCTAGTATAATCTAATTAAACTTATCTAAAATGCGCTTAAAACGAACGTATGACACCGTATCATCGATCTTATGATATGCTCTGTACATATCCTTAATCGTATATGATTTTTTACTTTTCATCTTGTTGAGGACCTTTAGGCTTTACACTGGCGACTGTACTATTATTGTCATCATCGCTAGGCATTGCTAATATAAACGCTAATTCGTTCTTCATAATCATCTGCTTTATATCTGGGATCATCCAACCTGGTATCTTTATATCATCTTCATCAGCATCTTTGTCTGAATCTGTAAATACCCCACTGACCCATATATACCTCAACATGTTCAGATCCGTTAGCCCTTGTAGGTATATGTATTCATTCTCATACCACCAAGCTAATTCTCCAAATGTGTATTTTCTAAAGAAGTGAAAGTGTCGTTTCTTTTCATTCATCATTTGTATAGGACAACCTTCTTGGTCTTGTACACTTATAATACTACAATCACTAGATCCTGATAATTCCGGCAACTTTTCTTTAGTGCGTTTTCTATACAAACATGTGTTATCAAGAGGTTCCTCATCTATCAATTCTAACGGACCGATTGTTTTTATAGTATCATCATCGTCCGTATCATCATTCTTCTTATCCTCTTTAGCTTTATCTTGTCTCTTCTTAAGTATTGCGTTCTTATATGCTAATACCCATAAAGCTATCTAAGCTCTTGAGAAATCCTCACTTTCACTTACATTGTTATTTCTTATCATGAGTAGAATATCATCTACTACACTACGCAATGTAAATAATTTCATATTATTTAGATTCTATAATTCTTATATCTTCCCCTTTTAACAAATCGTTCGTATTTACAATCTTATACTTACACTTAGTAACCTTCTTAAAGTCAAATGTGAACAATCTTTTGAGGAAGTTCTTCTTATTTTTATATTCTCTCTTTTTGTATATATACAAATATTGTGTATTACGTACATCTAATCTTATAGCTATACTATCATTACCTATACTGTAATATACTTTAGTTAGGTTATTATATTGTATACTATCTGTATATATAGTATCTTTTAATACAGTAACCTAACCCCCTACCCCCTTACTAGTACTAACGTCTAATACCTACGTTTGGGTTGCTGCCGTTTTTAAACCTTTTGAAGAAATTTTATTTTCTTTACGTACACTGTCTATCTATTGTATCAATTTATCATTGGATTCTTTTAGTTTAGACATGTCTAGCTATAAAACATTACAAGCCTACTAGGAATTGTTTAACAACCCCTAATAGGCTTCAATGTTATTATTAGCTATTTCAAGCTCTCCTGTGAGCCTTTCATTCTATTTGTGCATAATTGTACCATACGAAATAGATAAGGCCACACAGAGGCTTAAAAAGGCCTCTACGGCGATTCTTTTATGGCTTAACAGCCACGTTATTATCGCACTCATTGTTTTTATCATTAATTTCAATCCCTGTATATTCACCACCTTTTTTTCTTAAAAATATACCTATCGATTTCCACGGACCATCTGGGTCCAATGTATTTAGGTTTTCAAGTATTGACCACAGCTCTGTTAAACAAATAATAACAGTAGCTCCTCCCGTTAATACAAACGGTATTTGGTCGTTTAATATTACATATTCTAATAAATGTGCTAATAGGATTATGGTGAATTCGTCCTTTATTTTCTAGAGTGTACCACGCCAATTTTTCTTACTAGTGATTTTCTGTCCGAGCTTCTTTGCTACTTTTATACCATAAATCATATCTACGGTTGTAAATGCAAAGCAAGCGACTAATAATCCTACTATAGGGACAACATATGCTGTGAGCAACGCACTCGCCACAAGCCATATTTTAGCCCATTGGCTCTGTCCACATATAGAATTGAACATATATCCAATCTGAGTAAGTATGTTATTCATATTAGCTTCTCCACATGTTACACTCCCACTATCTCCGTTTTACTAATCCGGGCAGTACTCTACCTCCACTCTTTGTCCAACGCATAAACTAGGCACAAATCATATCATCAGATTTGTTCTGCTTTATATATTTATATAATGTCGATTTCTAAAAATTACCAACTCCTAAGTTAAATATAAAGCTTACAAGGGCTCCAAACTATCCTTGTGTCTTACACACATTAAGCTTATTTAAGTAGTTTATTATAGGTTGAATATCCTATTTTAAATATTCTACAGCTTGTTCTTTTGTTATTCTCTATCCTCGTTTTACACCCTTTGTATGTCCGTAACCTATTGTCCAAACTCCAGCTGGACACTTGTATGCGGTAAGTACCAGACCTTCAAAATTACATATCCCTTTGATAGTGGTATCGTTTATATTAAATGTCATAGAATGATCATGCTGTTACATCGGCGGTCATGTAACCCTTAGCTTTCAAATCAGCAAGTAAATCATTGAATTTGGTTATCATGTCTTCTGTTGTGGTAGCTGCAGTAATGTTAGAAAGTTCACCTGTGATAGAAGGTAATGCGTTTATTTTTTCAAATTCTTCGTAGCCAATCGACTAATCGGAGATCATTAATCGCGATTGCGATAATGATTTAACATGAGAAATAGAAAATTGTCCAAAAGTAACAGTATCAACATTGTCTGTTATATGATTAATCTTTAATACATCATCTTTATTGGCTTTAGCGTCTATAAGAGCTTGCATTCCATCAAGTTTAACTTTATCAGCAGAGGACATTATTCCATTAGAAGACTATGTTGCATATGGAATTTCAGGATAATAAGTAGCGCCTCCGAATGTTTTAATAGGTAATATAACTCCGCGTGCGGAAGATGATTCGGCATCGTCAACATTTATTATAAAATTCTTTAAATTTATTATTCCTCTGTCACAATTGATAGTTGTATACTTACGATTACTGTATTCAATTTTGTTTCCGCAAATCCAATTTGCAAAAAATCCATATCTATCAAACGAATAATCGGTAGTGGTATCGTCTAAAGACCATCTAGATTGTACAGAAAAACCTCCATCTTTACTAAATGTATATTTTCCTGTATATGTTCCGGAATCTTCATCTGTTTCTGTGACATTAAATACAATATCTCCTCTAGAATCTGTTTCCCACACATTTGCTTTTTTTGCATATTCTGATAAAGATTGATGGTGAGTAAGGTACCCTCTATCATTGGTAAGTTGAGATACTTTAGTTGGAATAGCAGAAACATCAGCTTTGGCGTCAAGTGTTGATTTTAAAGCATATTCAGTAAGGTCTACCGATTTACCATTGGTTGTAAGTACGTTTGTATCTTTTTGTGGTAAAGCTGAGCATATTACACCATATGGGGTTAACATACCACATATTATTCTAGATCCGAGATTATAATAAACAAAAAAACCGTCCGAACCAGAGTCGCAATCGTCACTATGAATTGTCACACCCGTTTCATGTATATGAACGTTTCCGTATTCGCCGCTAACATGTATACCAGGATCAGTCTAACCATCAGAATCTATACCGAAACCAACACTGGTCTAGTCAAACGTTTGAATTGTGGCGTATTCACCGTCATTAGTTCGATTGACAATCATTATTTCGCTCTTATCGGCTTTAGTATCCAATGTAGACTTTATTTCGTTATCAGTCGTTTCCCTCTAAGTCTTTTCATCAGATATAGCTGTCATAACAGAACTGAAATCAGCAGATATCACATTATTGTCTATGTTAATACCTTCTCCAGCTGTGTAAATATCTTTCAAATCACCAATTGGAATATTTATACTACCACGTGCCTCATTGTTAACCATGAGTGTATACTGAAGACTGTTCTCTGCAGACTTAACAAGCTCAATACTAGCATCTGTATCAAAAGCCTGTTTAATCTTATCAGCAATATTTATATTACCATTCTCCCCAGGAATTATCACAGAGCCGTCTCCTTTTACTTCTAACGCATTCTTTCTTTCCCCGCTTCCGCCACATCCAACAGAGAACAAAGTAGCGTCAGGATCAACGCAAACGCCTTTTGAGCTATTTGGATCCTTAGCGGCTGTAGACTTATTCATTACGCCTACAGCAACTTCCCCGAAGTTCTTAGTTTCGGTTGCGTAGCCTAAAGCGATAGAATTAGCATTGCCTGTTTTGGTACCAAAGAATTCAATTTCTTGCTTTTTTTGAATTTTCATAATTAATATAAATTAAAATAGTGTCTTACCCATCTCGGTCTGTCAGCATCTTTAAGCTAAGCGACAGACATATCATAGCAAGCACCAATATAAGCATTATGATCATTATTTACAAGTTTAGAAATAACTTCCCCTTGGTCTGATGCGAACTTGCACATCGTCACATATAACGCCCATTTATTATAATTTGGGGTTTCATCTATACACTTGTTGTCACTACTAAGAGTTTCAAGTACAGATACACTTAAAGGAGCGCCTGAACTACCATCAGAATTCCTAAATCCGTTGAGTATTTCTTGAACTTCTTTTTGTGTTAAGAAGTTATTGTAATTACATAAACCTTCAGTACAATCTAACAACCCATTTATCGTATTGTCGTCACATTTTGATAGATAAGACATGATTGTTTTTTATTATTGCACCTTTTACTTCAGAATCACTATGTTTCTCCATTAAAGAAGAGATTCTGTCAATGTGCGTTTTCATTTTAGACTTGTCCATTATTATTAGTATTTATAGTGTTCGTAAGATTTGAAATCATTGTTTTAATGTCTTCTACAGACGTTTCCAATTTTGAGAACCTTTGTTCTGTTTCTTTTCTCTCTTTAAACACCGGGTTAAATTCAGACAAAATCTTATTGCATTTTTCTACTGTTGTTTTATGTAGATCAATTTGGTTTAATACTTGTTCAGATTGATCTTTGATAGATTCAACTTCACGTAATATAACATCTCTATTAGGAGATATTACAAGATTCTCCGCATAACCTACTTCTGTATCATCTTTAAATGTATATGTCTTTGTAACATCACCAATCTTAATAGTGACATCCGTAACCATTTGAGATGTAGTATTATGTAGCATATCAAAGTGCGGAAGACCTTTATTCACAACTTTGCCTTCTTTTACAGATGTTTCTGATTTATCGAAAACAAATATTGGATAATTAGGATTCAAATCTTTAAACAACGTAATTAATAAATTTAAATAAAACAAAAAAGGGAAAGGGATATTGTCCCTCTCCCTTCGATTAACCATTTTATGCAGCAGCTGCAGCAGGTTTCAGAGCTGCTATTAACGTAGCATTCTGTTTCTGCTGACTGAGCTCTAGTCTTGCATCATTATACCTTTGTTGTAAATCACACTGCCAGTGATTATTCAATGTATCTATGATACGCTGAGTATTATCTTGGCTAGAACGGATTATATCACTTTTGTCTTGTGCGTTCTGGAAACTTGATGCAGCGAATCCTCGTTCAACGCCTGTTGCCACATACTGGATTGCATTCTGCAAAGTGTTAGTCTGATTACATGTTGCGAGCTACTGCTCATAACCCATCTTGATAATGTTCTGTTGGGTCTGGCAGCAACAGTCTTTAAGCTGTTGAATAATATTCATATCGCCTAAATTAGCTGCATTGATTACTCGTTCTGCACTATAACCAATCTTTCCACCAACCTGATCAATTGCGGAACGTACCGCACAAACAGAGTTCTGCAACTGATTAAAGTCACAATTAAGATTTGATGCAAGAGATTTAAGATCACAGTTATTACCTTGAATAGCACCCATAATCAAATTGCTATTCTGGTTATCTGCCATCTGGTTACGTAAAGAATCAAGCTGTCCTTGAATTTCAGCTCCTTGGAGACCATTACGGTTACCCCAGAAACCTCCATTACCGAACATCATGAGGAATACCAAATAGATAAAAGGATTGTTCATCCATTAGTTGTTATTCATCATAGATGCCATTGCCAACGGATCTTCATTGTTGCGTCCTGCCATAGCTGCTATAGCAAGAGCATCGTGATTATTGTATGCGCTCGGATGATCGTAACAATAAACCTTCTCAGTTATTTTATCTTCCATAGTAAAAGAATTAAAAGGATTAATTAAAAAATGGCTATGAACCTTCATAAAATAACTTGCAAGTTATAGTGGTTTTAAGGTGCGCAAACACCTAAAAACCAGACAGCAATTGCTGTCTATTAGTTCCGTAACGGAATTATTTGTAATTACGGTTGCATAAAAATGCTTGTTTTTTGATAAAACGTTGTAAAATCACGCCGCTATTACTGGAAAATACCAATTTCCTTGGTTTTTTGGGAGTTCTACAGTACAAACACCACTCTTTCCAGAGGCTAAGTAAATAAGATAACTTACAACTTCTCCATTACCACAGGATAATCTGTATTCATGACCATGTTTGCTATCTGCATTATGTATTGTTAATCTCCAAACATAATTACCATTTTCGTTCGGTCTTTTATCAATCTGTGTAATATACCCATTCGTATCAACAAATGGGGTTGTGGATGCAGCAGTGCCGGAAGATGATGTATTCCACACAGTAGTCCAAACAGCGCTACTATTGACAGCATTTAGATTACCGTAGTAAAAATATAAGCATTTTTCAGATGTACAGTAAATCAGCGTGCTATTTTTTGGAGTAACGCCATAATCTGTAGGCGTACCGTATGCAGTATGTGCTTTATATGTCGCTCTAGCTGGCCATTTTGTATAATAGTATGATCCTACTTTTGCAAGAATTACTTTATAATCTTTCACATATACAAGTATGTATGCATCAGAAGTTGTTGTGTTATTAATATAACTTGTATCACACGTGTCTTCAACACTTGTTATATGCAACACGTCAACTAATGATTTGACATTGTTCACTACAGCGGTCAAACCTTCTAAATCTAAATACTTTGCCATAGTTTATTAATTGTTAGCAAAAAGTGCGTTAATATCGGCTTCTGTAATCTCGTCGTCTGTGTTTACCTTATTATTGAGAGCGCTACCGACATTATTAATCTATTCATGTAAATTATTTTCAACAGCCTAAATGCTATTTTGTAGGGTAGTCGCAGCAGATCTAACAGCTTTAATTGAAGCAAGTCCGTCAGCAACATTATCTACATAATCATATATCTTTATAATTTCTACGCTTTCGGTGGCAGTTCCCGGTAGATAAGAGAGAGCATGAACACCTTCTTCGATATAGGTCTTTGAAACATTTATAAGATATCCAGCAAAATCATTATCAAAAGCGTGCTTAAGTTTACTATACGGTGTATCCGCCCAACTAATAAGGTTACCGTTGACCGTAATACCAGTTCCACTAGTATATGTCGTATGAGTATCAGTCCATGGTACACTTACATATGCTTTACCATCAGTATCCGTTTTAACTGCATAGTTCTTACCAGTTGTGTTATAATCTGTACGAATACCTCCTAGTACTCCGTCCTCTGCTACAGGTAGAGTGTACTTTGTATCTGTCCATTGAACTTCAACAAACGCTTTGTCTGCGTCGGCACCAGTACCAAGTTGAACAGGATATTTTTTACCAGTCTGTGTAAAACCTATCTTGATACCACCGAGAGCAGTGGATGAAGCCGGTTTAAGATTGAATTCTGATGGAGTCTTCCATACATATTCGGTACCGTCCCAATAGAGATAACCAGTGGACGGTTCAAGCTATGTCAGTGTTTGTTGTCCATTTCCAAGAATAATATTATTCTTGTGTAATACATTGGTAGTAGTAACGGCTCCAACTATGTTGGTCTAAACAATGGTCCATTCAGGGGTATTACCACCAACCTTAGCGATAATCATATCACCGTTTTCACATGCTTGTCCAGCATACATTCCCGCTGTTGCCACAACATATACATCTCCAACCTTCACATTGGTTGTTGGGAGATCAGATGACTTATTAACAGTATCTTTGTACACTAATGCAGATGTAAGTGCTGATATCTTACTATCTAACCCATTAAGGCCACTATCCATTTCCTTCTTTGTTGCATAAGTTAGATTGATTGAATGTCCTTGTGCATCATTTGTAGCAGAATCGGCGCTATTTGCCGTATCAGCATGTCCAGCACTTGCAGGTTTACCAATACTCACCTTTTCGGCAGTACCGTTAGATGGAGTGACCGTGAAAGAACCATCTGTACCATTTGTAAACGTATAAGTTGTATTGTTATTAGTATCAATCCAAGGTACGTTTACAACAAGTTGATTATCAGAGTTTTTCTGTACTGCGTATGTTCTATCAACCGTGGTAGTAACAGGGTTTGCACCAGTTGTCTGTGTTGTATTGTATTTAAGTTTAGCACCACCAAGAACTGTATCTGTCATCACTGGAAGTGAGTAAGAAGTATCTGTACCCTTAAACTCCGTCCAAGTTCTATTTGCACCAGTTGCGTCAATTCCAGTCAATTGATACAATTTAGAATCGCCAGATACATACCAAAGCTATCCTTTAGCGGTAGATATGTCAGCACCTCCGGCCTAGTCATACAATGCCCAATTTGGAATTTTTGCAAGATCTTCAAACGTATCAACTCTTCTATGTCCAATTATTTCATCTGCATATATAATACCAAATCCAGAAGAGGTTGCATTAGCAACTCGCATTGTTCCGGATTTAGGCTGGCCTACTGTTTTATTTGTTCCTATTTTTGCCATAATTTAATCCTCCTATATTATGAAAATGCAAGTTGATTATTATTAAATGCACCCAAGTTTACACTAACGTATACATAATATTCTTTTGTAAGATCTGCTTTATTAGTAACAGATACCGTAAGTGGTGCTCTAAAATTAGCCTTTATTTGGTCAACACCGTCAGCAATAATTGATGTAATTTCACCATAACTTTTCGGATAAGCGTAGCAGAAATATTGAGACGTAGTTGTTGTGGCAGGAACCGTACTATTCTTACCATTTACAAGAACTGTAGACAATGTGTTAATAGCTGCGGAATCTGGAGAAGTTGTTGTAACAGGACCATAATAAAGATTGTCTCTAAACTGAATTATAGAAGATGCACTCGTAGAGTCGTTACCAGAAGCACCTATGATCTTCTGACCATTGAGCATTAGACCCTTACGTGCAGCCGAAATCGTTACAGAAGCAGCTGTTTTATTCTCAGCATTTGTTGTAGTAATTACAGCTGATGTATATGCAGTACTTTCTGTAGCGCTTGCTGGTAATGTACTACCCCAGTTGCCACTTACGGTTTCGGGATTCTTTTTATTTACATCTGCAGTCCACTTCCACTTTCCTGTATACGTTACATTTGCACCAGTAGGCACTGTAATAGTAGTACCGGTATATGTTCCAGAAATAGGAGCACTATTGGCATGATTCTTTACAACCCACGTGTTTGTAGAGATCTGTGGGGTTACTAGAACCTTATCTCCTTTCTTAAAAGCTTCTACATCATTTATTGTAGGTTTGATTTTACTATGGTAGTATGTCAAACCATCATAATCTAAATATTTGGACATTGTTTTAATTTATTTTGTTTAATTTATTATCATAATATACGTACATTGAAAAATCCTATGTACTTATATATAATGTGTCATTTTTTGGGATCCGATTACCATTTGAATCCAATACTCCATAATTGGATGCTTCTGCCCAATTATTATAATACAGATTGTTAACTTTTGCCGCTAGTACGTTTTTGTTAGCAAGATATGCCACCGGAACTTTTCTACCAATTGGCAGCGTTGCTGAACCTTGTAACAATTCTCCAGTTTCAACATACGCATCGATGAAGATAAACGTCTGTCTATTGTATACAGCATCTAACTTTAACTTATCATTTGCGGTCATTACACCTGCTGTAGTAGACGTAGCAGCAGCTATGATACTATTCTTATTAATAGGAAAGGAGATAGCGGCTCCGGGTCTTAGATCCGGATTATAATCTGTAGTATGTCCAAGACATACTTCACCAGGTTTATATGCCGGATTATAATATAAGATACTACCGTACTGATCATCGATATAAGTATTAAACAATCTTTTATCTTTAGCGGTCATCAAACCAGCATTCTCCGTAGTAGCTCCGTAGAATGTTACAGTTTGTGTGTTAGACTAAGGACCATCTTCTGTAGCTGTATCATACGGTATGTTCAATTTAACAGTCGTATCAGTAGTAGTACTTGCTATTTTACTCGCATCTACCACACCATATCTGGATATGAATTCTGACCACGCTCCGGCATTACTCTATTTAAGTAATTCAATATATGTATACGTATCTGGTGTTATAACACCTGAGCTATCTGAAGATGCTTCTGGGATAACGATTAATTTGCTAACTCCTTGAGTATAGGAAACACTGAAATGAAGCCCCATGTTATCATATGTTGGAGATGACACATTTGTCACAAGATTGGGCTTATCTGTAATATTAACCCATTCGAGTTTAGATGTATCACTTATCCTAATAAGATCTGTACCATTCCATCGATATAATGAAGAATTCTCACTGCTTACATCAACATATATCTTATTGCTATACGGTTGTTTAGAATCACCATACGTCTTTTGGTATAAATCGGACGTTGAAAAATTACCATAATATTCCAGTATGTCCTCTTTGTTGGCTACAAATCTCTTACCATTTACAAAATATCGAACTTTGCTTGGTGAAACTATAGGGGTTTCGTTTTCTATTATTACAGAAGGGGTACAAAAACCATCAAACTCAACAACGTCTTTCGCAGACATTGGTAAAACATCTTCAGAAACAGCACCATTTTCCAACTTAGCAAAGCTTGTGTTTAACAGACTGGTATATTTTGCCAATCCATTATAATCTAGAAACTTTTTCATGGTTCAAATAATTTTAATATTTCTTCATTTGTAATACTGTCTTCATATTTAACACAACTTTCACCAACTACTTTAGACAACGCATAAAGATTATTCGATACCTCTCTATATGAAGTTGTCAAATTAGCGTTTATGCTTTTTTGATCCTTTTTAAAAGCTTCGTCATATACTTGCTCTGCGCTTGCTACAATACCATCGACTGTTATCGCAGCAATACGCCCGAGAACTTTTATATCTGAATTTTTTATTTCCATGGTGTTATTTATTAATTGTCATATCAAATGATGTGTTTATAAGCGCATTCGGACAATAATAAGCATATCTAAATCCCGGAACTTCAGATTCCACGAGAGGTATTTGTGATATTCCACAACTTACACTAACTATCGGTGTATTAGATACGATCCATAGATATTGTCCACGTATAGGGTTCGTAACAGTGTACGGTCTATTTGGAGAATTAAACAACTTAAATTTGGAATCATCATTTACATCAATCTGACTTCCATCAATTGTTGAATCAAATCCAACATAACAAGCATCATCAGAAATAGGCGTTATAGTAATATTTTTAGAAACCTATTCGTTATTCTATACAAATATTCCAAGGTTTACACTTTCTTCTGGTATGTCAATCATCTCAATGGTTCCTTCCGTATCGATTTTTACATACTTTTCGTCTGTAATAAAATCGAGTTTTTGGTTATCTAAAACACCAATTCTATATGGAATTGTAGTTCCGTTAGTAAGAGTTAGGTGTATATCGTATACATTATTATACCTGTCTTTTTGTCCAAGTTTAACCCGATCACCTTTTCTTAAATATAACGTATCACTAGATACTGTTATAGTCTGTACGTCAGCCCCTGCAATAGTTTTTGTATCTCCATCTATCTCCACATTTCCACTTATTGCTGTTTGGTCATTTGTTATTGTAAACATTTGGCCGTAATCAATAGTGTATGTATGCAGGTTTGATTTGCCCCAACCAGCTTCATAAGCTGTGATTATAACAACCATTCTATACTGTCCTATTTTCTGCATACATGCTGGAAAATAAGCAGATACTTTGTTTGTATCTTCTTCAAGTATATACGGAGCTGTAAAATCATTTAATGTTGGTTCACAACAATCAACAAACTTTTTAGGAGTTATTCCAAATCCATTGTAACTTGGCCACAGATGGTAATCGTGAAATCCTTCGGAGCATACAGCATATTCACATTTATTATAATGTGGCATTGTATTGTATTCATACTTTCCACACCCATGTACTGTATATTTAGAAGGTGTATAAAATTGAGGGAACGGCTCTGATGGGAATCTCTTTACAAAAGGACATTCTGAAGAGCTGCTGTTTACAAAATACACACGTAGTGATTTCATGTTAATCGTGTCCGTCTTAGCAGGACCCTTTATTGTAAATGTAACTTTAATATCGTTACCTATTCTTATATTCATAATAGTGTGTATTGAAAACATTAAAAGGGGCTCTTAAAAAGAGTCCCAAGTAATGTAAGTTAATAATTAAGCAATACCCTCGTCTATAACTTTATCTTCAAGTCCGAGATTTGTCAAAATATCACCGATCTTGCTAGATCCAGCTATGTCGTAAATCTCAACACACTCCTTTGTACGACGAATCTGATCGTCAGCAGCATGATAATGATTCTCGAACATAATTGTAAGGCCATCGTATTTCTTAGTGATGTCCGTAACCATATCTGGCTTGATAACTGGCCATGTACCCTCACCACGGTTCAGGATACCCTGATAACCCATAGCCTGTGCCTCACGGTCACGTACGAGCTTAGCGTCAGTTGTACACCATTTGCCAGGAGTCTTCTCAATCTTAAGACCTGTGATAGAATATTTGTTCTTAGAAGCAAATGCTGGAGCTGTAGGATCTGTGTAATATGCATTTACACTGAAACGTACCTTATTAGCCCAGTTCAAGCTATCATTTACGTTATCATCATCATAATCCATAGCCTTAAGTGTTACAACACCCTCAGTTTCAACTGTTGCATAAACACGAGCTCTCTTATACTGAACGTTGATCTGCTTCTTGATAGCCTATGCAATAGTGGCTGCAGTATCCTCTGGCTTTGTTACGTACTCATAAGACTCTGTCCACTTACGATAACGAGTAGGCATATCCTTGAACGTAAGACGTACGATGATACGACGTTCACCTTTAGCGAACTCTGTCATAACAGCAGTATCAACATTTCTAAAGTCAATAGTAACAGTGTCAGGAGTACTGTCAAAGTGTGCCTGCTTAACTATTGATGTAATATCCTCACGCTTAATCGGATTAGTCCACTTGATTACCGGAGTATACTCAACATCGCCATCCTTTGTACGAACTGCTGTGTTCTTACCGGTGATGAATCCAATACGGAACTTCTTAGCTTTTGCTGTATTCGTAGTGCTGTACGGATCATCAACGTTATCCATGCTCATTACGATAAACTTACCTGCTGCTGCATTAGGTGTGTTTTTCTCTGTCTGTGCAACTGGAGCAGTAGCAGCCAGTTCTGCGCCAGTACCTACGAGTACTGTATTTACATATGTAATCATAATTTAAAATATTTAATTTTTTCTACTTCCTCTATTAGTAATGCTAGACCTAACTAGCTGAGGTTTCCACGTTAAAATTATTCTTGAGTATTTACTTCATTTGTAATGGTTTCATAACGTTTGTCTTGCGTATTCTCAATATACATTTGAGCAGCAATCTTAATTATTTCATACATTACATTGTCATTAAAATCCGTATACTCAATCGACGGATTATTCATTGTTATTACATCAGGTTTTTTCAAATAACCCAATGTGTAAGACTATATGTTATAGTTTTTATCTGTCAATAACAAACAGCTGTTGTTTGTCCAAATTCTCAAAGGTCTTGCTTTGTGTCTGTTATAATGAAAATCTGTCAACGAATTGTTTATTCTATGCATGTAACTATCTCTAGTACATTCAAATACATGAGTGTTTAATTTATTATCACCGTTTGTATCTGTAATAACAACATCTTCATTTAGTACGTATAGAAAATCATCCGGTTTATTTACAGAATAAGAATCGTAATCAGGTTCTGTTGTATCTTTGATAAATTCATCAGCTTCATAACGACGTGTTCTAAATAAATTAATCAGATCTTCTCTACGTTTTTCAGTTTGTTCAAAGCTTGTCTTATGTACAAAATCCCCGTTAAATCTAAGTTTTATAAACTTGTTAACGCCTTGATTAAGCCAATATAAAGAATCTGCCGTAACAGGTTTGTTAACAGAATCATTAATCTTACCAATCTCTGTCTCAAAAGACACTAATATATTATACGGCGTCATTCTTCAGATTGTTTCTAGTTATCATCTTTACGTCGGGATTGATTATTACCACCCAACAGTAGGAATTTGTATTTACTAATATACATCTAAACAGCACCTTCTACAAGTTCGTCAAATACAGAGAAAGGTAGACTACACGTACTGTGTGTAGCCCCTTCATCTATATCATCATCGTTAAAGTTCTAAACATTGAATCTGTATGGATATTTGTAATACAATATATCCAGACCTACAATGTTTGTATACTAGTCATGCAATACTTTTATATATGTACCATTATCTTTACTAGTAGTCTCCTATATAACCAATGGATATCGTATGATGTTACCAATGTTCACATACGAATTCATTACAGAAGCTGCGTCATATTGACGTATTAATTGATTCTGTATCTTTGATAGCTTTGGTTTTGGAGAAATACCTGTTCTAGCAGATATAATACTAGAAGAACGTACATATCTATAATAATCTGCAGGTTTTTCAAATGCTACATACGTATCATTTTCTCCCCATACAGATTCATCTTCCAATAACGTCACATCAGCTTTATCTAAAACCCTGTGACAAGTCAACGTTTTGAGAACGTCATCTATCTTAGATGAAGCGGCATTGTTTTCTTTAACTTCAGCTTGTGCGAGAATCAGACTATTTACATACTGTATTGTGTACTCACTTAAAAATGAGTAAATTGTATCAGTATCCAATTTTTCTTTATTCTTAAAATTCGGATATATTTCATTTATCCTTCTTTCAAATTCGATACCGAGTTGTCTAGTTTGTTCTTTTGTCATGATTCAAAACTGCTTATTGATGCTTTAGTAGAAAGTCTTTGAGATTCTACAATCTCTGCAGACATTATAATTGCTAAATTAATAACCTCTTGTGCTACATTATCGTTTAATTCGAATTCTGTTTTTGAAAAATCACAATCGTCACCTTTTACAAATAATGCAGGTTTCTTTACATAGGTACAATATAAATCACCTATTTGAGATTGTTTATATTTAAACGAATCGTACAATAGACGTATCTCATCACCTTCTATATAAATAGTTGGGATGGGAACCCATGGTTTGTTTGATGCTGTATCCATGAAGTTCATAGCATCTTCATGAGAAGCTAACTGAACACGTAAACGTGTATCAGAATTACTTATCGCAAGAAGACCCTGTAAAAAATACATCCATTCCTTGATAGGAATATCATACTTTACCATATTTGTGCAATATACATCGTTAGTAGTTAACTACGGTGGTAGATTTATAATTGTACGTTGTTTAAATAAAGCTCTTGTTGTTATAAGAGGTCTAATGTCTTCAATAGCTTTGTTATCGCTTTCGAATCCAGCCTTCCTTGGATTATTGCCAGTTAATTTATTGGCAATGGTAGCAAGGTAAGCTTTGTCCAAAACTGTAGCTATTTCATAGTCTGTAAGCGACGGATATGACGATGTAGTGTTCATCTTGTCATATTCAATCAAAAATTTTGTTTTTATATCACTATGCGTCATACGTCGTGTTGTTTAATTATTTACTTTCTACTTGGTTTATAATCGAAAGCTTAAGGTCTTGGTTTTTCTTTGCGTCAAGATAAGCAACAGCGTCCTGCTTAGAATCTGCAAACAACTCACTACCATAATAATAATGTGTCTTATCTTTGCGGATAATGCCCTTAGCGATAGCACTTTCGAGCAAGAATTCTGTCTCCTTTGATTTGTTATTTACCCAAATATCAAAGAACTTCTTAGGATTCTTATCAACAAGACCGAACAATGTAGATTCGACAAGCTCGTTTGATAGGTTGTCTGACTTGAGACCAAATAGACGCAAACACTTGCGCATCTGATCCAAAGACAGTTTGTCGAACTCTTTGATAGCATCTCTACGTTGCTTATTAATCTTATTTTGCTCAATAGCTTCTGCCTGTTTATTGATTAAAAGATAATCCTTGCTAGCTGCAAGTTTATCAAGGGATGTAGCAACACGCTTGTGACCTGTAAGAAATTTAATCATCATTTCTTGAGTAGGGGAGGCATCGTCTAGAAGTACTGGTCTAGAGCCAACTTTTATAAAAAAGGTGTCCCAAAAGCTGCTACTCTTCGCAAGTCTTCCTTCCTCGAGCCCTAAAGCTTTCTCAAAATATTTCTCATCTTCTGGGGTGAGTCCCGTATATCTCGACCCGGAACGAGTGAAATATGACCCAATATAGTCATAACATGCCTTATATTTTATAAGACCCGCCCAGGGATTTTTCTTAATTATCTTTAATTCAACTACCATAATTTGAAATTAGTATGTTGTAACGTCGGTCGTTGGGGAATGACCCCCAACTCGATCGTTAATTATTATATATTGTTATTAGGCAGCTACGTTATAGTTACCATTGTTATTAATGTCTGTGTCCTCAGCATCACAATATAAAATACCACAAGACAGCGGGTTACGAAGCATAATACCCTCCTCACCAAGGAAGTGTACCTGGTAACCATCACGGCTGTTAGAACGTACTGTGTTAATGTTATTGCTGTATCCAGAAGGTGTTACAGAACCTGCTGTACACCACTGTACAAACTCACGACCCTTACGACAAACCTTAACAACATTTGCCTGACCATCACGCTGACCAAGATCAACAAACAAGAATGTATATGACATCAGTGGCTTGCCAGTAATCGGGTGCAACTGACGGAACATTTCCATATTATCAAATAATGCGCAACGCTTAACTGTAAGCTCAATACCGTTGGTCATCTTATATGTAGTAAACTGACCACCAAGTGTCAACTCCTGACCAGAACCTGTAATGAACTTAGTATCAATAAGCTGGAATCCAGCAGCCTTCTCACGAAGTACACGGTCGAATTCACGGATACCCATCTCTCCAGTCAAAGCGATAAACTTACGCTCCTGCGTACCAAGAATGTTGTAGCACAGATCAAACAGATAATCCTCAAGCAGTTCTGCTGTCAGATGTGTATAATAACGTACGTTAGCTGGGCTAACCTGCTCGAACAAACCTGCAGAAATTGGAACCATTAAATATTCAGAACAGCTCGCAACAACTGTTCCCGTTCCTCTTTTGACATTTTGAGGAACTGCTCATCATTTCTGATGAGATTAGACCATATCAAAACCCTCGACTTAAAATCGTCGGTCGGATTGCTTCCATTTCGGGTGGCTTCACCCTACTCCTACGCCTAGGATGGTCGTTGAACCTTTCTGACATTTTCTCTTTCTATTATCCATCCTGCAAATCTACCTTGCTTAACAACTTTTCCAGTATTTGCATACTTTATTATTGTCCCTACTTGATAAGCTCCACCAAAATATTTACATACTTTGTTGGCATTATCGAATTGTAATATTTCACCAGTTGCAGCGTTGATAAATTTATATTTGTACCAATCTCTGTTTCCGGCTTCAAATGCGTGCTGCGTATTCTATTTTGGAGTAACCCATCGTAGATTTTCAACACGATTATCGACCCTATTACAATTTATATGATCGACTTGTGTAAGATTTTCAGGATCTTTATTTTCTATAAAGGCTAAAGCAACTAAGCGATGAACCATAAATTTTTTATTCCGTTCACCAAAATTAACTTTAACTCTCATATAACCACCTTTTGAAAAATATGGTTTTAAAAAACCTTGTAGATATTCTGACCATATTCTTCCATCATTGGTTACTTTGTATTTTGTTTCATAACCGTTCAAATCTATAGGAAACGGTTTAAATATTATGTCAGACTTGGCTGCTGATTGTCTATCCATTTTTATATCCATATAATGATTAATATAAACTTAATTATACTTATATTTAGAGTTCCCAGCAATTAAGAAGCTTAATCGCATAAGGATTACGCCTTATGTGCCCATTCCATTGAAATTTTCAATGTGAAAAATTTAGGACGTCCATTTTTTCCTTTAAGAGCATATGTACCATCAGCATTACGGTTAGAACGAGAGAACAGAAGGAACTTCTCCTCACGACGCTTCCACTCACGGAGAGCCAACCAATACTGATAATCAGACCACAGATAAGATGTCTTGCCTGTCTCAGGATCTTTCAGTGCGATAGCAAGTACTGTAGAGTATGCATCACCTGTGATATCATAAGAAAGACGAAGAGTTGTAAGGTTGTTACGCATCTTAAATGGAGTCTGATAGCTGATGATATCTGCCTCATCACTGTACTCCTCGTATGCTGAACCGATACGACTCACCTGACGACCAGGAAGAAGGAATTCACCTGGAATATATGCTCCAGCAAAACCATCTGCTACATAGCACTCATATACCCATGTAGAACCATCCTGATAAGGAACGCCATTTACACGTACCTGATAGTTTACATTGTCAAATGCAAGCACTGCACCTGGCTTTTTTATTCATCCGGAGTCGCTAATTCCGAATCGCTAGCTATCTTGCATTCACTAGCTGCTTCATCTTTCGATGAAGAATTGACTATATCACAATCCTTTTCTTCTAAAAAGGATTTCCAGTACTTCGGGTCGCTTGACCCTACACCGTCATTAGCGGTTAGTCGATGAACCTTCAAATCTACTTTATCTACACGCAAACCTTTTAGTGATCCGTTTTTTATATAATCACCTGTGTTAGCATGTTTTTGTATTAATTCATATGTGGCACCACTTATTCTACACTGTTTTCTAAGTGCTCTAAAGCCTAATATTATAAACTATTTGCCGTTATAAACATTTGTAAACATATAACCAACTTGTGGACCGTCTTTTGTACGGATTGGAGGTGTTGTACAAGTCGATTTGAATAAATGGTGGGTTTTAGCATGTTCTATGTTTTCTTCTGCAGTCACCCATTCCAAGTTTGACAAATAGTTATTTAATTTGTTTCCATCTATATGATTAACTTGTTCTTTATTTTCCGGATTTTCCAAAAACGTCATAGCTATCAATCTATGTACACGATAATCATATCTTTTTTTATCTTTTATAAGTACAATGTGTAGATAACCACGTTTGCTCTTAGAAGGTGATAAAAACTTATTTGTATAATAAGACCATATCTAACCTTTTGTGTCACAAGCATATAAGCCTTCAAAACCCGGTATGTCTTTTATCTAGTAAATTTGCTCGGCTGCTGATTGTCCATTTTTAATATTTTCCATATCTCTATAATTTTAATTGTCACTCTCTGGTATAAAATTCTTTAGGATGTTCCAGCAATTCTCTGGATTCTTCGATATACATTACTGTATAAAGCGGCTCAGTATGTGCGAACCGAATGCTTTCTCTTCCAAGCCAAGATAGATAGGAGCTCCATTCAAACCTGGAGTAGCAGTGTTTATATCGTCAGAAGTAATTTCTTTGCCGTCAGCCTTTGCCCAACGAATATTTACAGCCTTCTCCTGATCAACCATTACAGACCACTCGTATTCGCGGTTCTCAATAGTCATAGTCTTACCAAGACCGCCGGTAATCATATCGATAGCTGTAGATACGCCATCGTCCTTAGTACCAAATACCAAAGAAAGCAGACCGCCAATCTCGTGAGGTCTTGTAAGAAGTGCGTTTGAAATCATGTTTTCATCAACCAAATCAGAGAACTTACGACCTCTGTAAAGCTGAAGATTGTTTAAAAGTGTATTCATAAATTTATTTATTGATTAATGTTCTCATAGCCACCTTGACGCAATATCAGCTACTGAACGTTTCTTATCATCTATATTAAAACTACTATGATTCTTAGTCTAATATCTTAACATTTTTCTAAGTTTTTCTGCAGCAGTCGTTTGACCAGTGCGTTTAGCTTCCCCGATAAGGGCATCGCCTTTCATTGTGAAGTATGCAGATTCTATAAGATTCTATGTCATATTAGCATTAAAATCTTTCTGGTATTGTGTCATACCAGATGCGTCTACCTTTGTAATATAATCAAACAAAGCCTTTCTGTCTTGTTTTGGTATTGATACGCCCCTAATATTATCCAAAGAATTTATAGTATTACTTAAATTTGTTACAAACTGTTGAGCTTGCTGTTGCTGTTGAGCACGCGATGCTTCTTGTTCTTGCTGCTGTTGCTGAAGTTGATATTCTTGATGCTCTTTAAGTCTCTCTATAGCATCTATAGCCTCATCTTCGAGCATATCTGCATCCTCATATCTTTCTATCTTTTTATCAATCTGCTCATCAGAGTAGCCAGATAGTTTTAAATAATCACGGACTGCCATCTTTTGATTAGATTCATCCTCCATATCCATATTATCGTATTGTATGTTCTGAGACATTCCGTTGTAGAAATCTTCGAACTTACCACCATTCTTAACATACGCGTCGAGTTGTGCAATACGATCGTCTGCATATTGAGGTTTAGAGTTCTCGGCAACTGTATCTTCAATATAGTTGATAAGACCCTCCATTGAATCTGGTTTTTCATCATCTTTTACATCCCATCCCAATTCCTCTGCGAATGCGTCAAAGAACAACCTTACATTCTGCGTTTCAAGTTTATCTGCATCAGTAGAAGGTTCGTCCTAATCGTCAGGATTGTCGTCATCCAAATTGTTATTCAGATCGTCTTGACCTGGAATAGGAGTAGTATCGTTATTATCTGGATCATTCAGATCCTGTGTATCATCATCTGGTCCACTGACATTGTCAGGATCATCATTATCATCTAAGTCGTCAATATCGTCATCAGACTGGTCTACGATGTTAACATCATCCTCATCCATATTTGATATAGGATTTGTTACATCTCCATCATAACCAAGCTTATTTAAAGCATTATCAAATGCTGATAGACTGTTTTTCTTTCTTGCCATAATTATATATAATAATTAGTTAAATTAAATTGTATTTAAATTGCTGCTCAATGTGCGAAGTTTCTCGCAAAATTGGCACGTTTGCGTAATGTTGAGCTATATTTTCCTTTGGGTGCACTCAACACCTGTCTAGCAAACTCCTAGACACCCATGTTATGCTCATTAGCGGCTTCAGTAAATTTACCTCTATTTGCCTTCTTTATATGTATATCCTTACCAGAATTGTGATTGTCTTGTAATAATTCTGTCTTTACCATCATCAAAAGAAACTTTATTACGTCTTCGTATTTTACGTATTAATTTCTTCTTATTGTAGTCTTTCTTTTTCTACCACATTCTCTTAGGCTTCTGTATAGTCATCATATCCGTAATCTCCACCATTTAATATCTATAAAGGCATCTATCCATTAACCATAGCGTTGTACGCAGTCATAATATCTGGTAGATTGGACTTATACGGTTCATACGCTACAGGTTTTTGTGTATTATCGACATGTGGTATATTCTCAGGAACAATTTGTGGTTTTTCAACTCTAGTGGCATCTACAGGAGCTTCTATTACATGTTGCTCCTATTTCTTTGCAGCTTTTTCACCATTCCATACTTCCCATGGTGTAACAAGGTCGTATTCCCATGCCGCACGACGTTGTATACCTTTTTGATATTTTCTATTAGCCAGCTTGTAGCGTTCTTTTATCGCATCTTGTAACATCTTATAATGAAATTGGTCTGGATGCTTCCCATAATCTTGCAAATATCTACCTGTATAATTTTTAAATGTTCTTGGAGATATATTATAATACTATGAAACGAGTGCATCATATAACCCTTGCGGAATAATTTCAGGATTTAGGTTATAGGAATTTAAAATATTATTTAATTCTGCAGCTTTTGCTCCAATAGCATCTCCTCCAAATTGTCTATTCTACCCTGCAAAGTGAGCACCTTCCCAAGAACCTATACCTTTTCTAACTTTTCGAGACGGTTTGTACCATTCTGGTTTTCCGGTATCATATTTCGGAAGTGGTTTCCCAACCATATCCCAATAAGACTCGCCAGTTTGTTTTTGTCTGGCGAGTAATTCGGATGGTTTATTATAATTGTATATCATATTATTTTTCTCCTGAAACTTTGTTCTTTAATGTGGTTCTTGCTTTTAATTTCTCACGTTCCATCGCAGCGTCATCTTTCTATTTCTAAAGAGCTGTCTCATGATCCATTTGTTCTTTAGCAAGTTTAATCTTTTGATTCTCGATCTCACGTTTTTGTTTTATTTCATAATCTTTAGTATATTGATCGGATCTGATCTTCATCTAGGTTGTCGCATCTTTTGCGATTTCCATAGGATCTGGTATTCCATTCATATTTGCATCCTTATCTTCTGTACCACGATAAGCACTAATTTCAGCCACAGCAATCTTAGTAGCGTTGTCTTGATCTATCTGATAGCGTGTAAGATCCATCTGAGCCTCTTGCAACATAAGCTCTTGTTCTTTAGCTTGGTTCTGCATTTCTTGAATCTTCTGTTCTTGTTCTGCTTGTGCCTGTTGTTGCTGTTGTGCTTGTTGTTCTTGACGAGTTTGCATATCCTTAAGCTTTTGCTTAATAATATTAAAGTTGTCATTTGTAAGAATCTCAGCAGCTTCTAATAGAGATGCTCCATTCTGCATAGCTGGTTGTATAAGCTGTTGTAACTTTTGTATGTTCTCAAGATCCTTAGATGTATCTGATACAAATACATCCATGTCTTCATAATAGAACTTTTGAGATATATCTAAGAAAGCACGTTCACCGTTATCAAATATATATTGTAATTTGTCTTTTCCGGTTGCCTACCAAGCTCCCTTCGCTGTATTTAACAACATATTTAGTACGTGACGCTTTACTTGAGCATGTACCCAGAATAAAGGTTCTGTAATATGTGAAGATTGTGTAACACTACGCTCTACATTTCCAACAAGTTCTGTAGAACTAATAGCTCCTTGACGTTGTTCGGTAATACCTGATATAGTTCCAGCAAGCTATTCAATCTTATCCATCAACTGAATATATTCAGCTATAACATTGGACATTGTAAGATCTAAAGCTGTTATTTGGTTAAACTGTGCAGCTTTACCTCCTTCACGGCCCGGAACACAGTTGTGTACAATTGTCATGTCAGCAAGAAGGAATTCGTGTTTAGGGTCGTCGATTGCAAAACCATAATACTCCCCTCTACCAGCGTATTCTATCTTAAAGTGTGAATAATTTTTGTTATACACTCTACCCTGTTCAAAATGGAATTTTTTCCTACTTATTTTGGTAGGTATATCATAATTTCCATCAAACAGTCTTACTCTATAAAAAGGTTCAGTTATTGTAATGTTTTTATTCTTGTAAATTTTTGTCACTTTGGAATTATACTTTTTAATAGACAGTCTAAAACCAAGTTTTCTAGCTATATCTACAAATAAATCAAATATTCCTTTGTGCGATTCACATTGGGTAAATTCTACGTATCCTTTGTGATTACCTTTTCCTTTAAATACACTACCGTCCGTATCGATTAGTCCAGCTAAGAAATTTAATGCGTCATCTATGTTATCTATATGCAAACTGCTTATATCCTTATCATTGTATACTCCAAAATATTTAAGGTCTTCTATAAACTAGTTTGAAAACGATTGTCCTTTCTTTTTATTATTAGCAGAACTAAGTCTTATTGTCATAGATCTACTTCCATCTCTATGCCTATAAGAACACCTTAATCCGTGAGTGTTTGCATAATCTTCTAGGTATTGAATGATTTCAGGATCCATAGATTCAAATTCCGGAGTAGATTTTGTTCCGTCTCCCAACCAAAGTCCGAGAAGATACATATCTCTACCTTCAGCTTTACTTGGTTCTTTGGGATCAAAAAAGTTATTCTCTCTTTCTATAAAGCACCTTTGCGCATAATATTTGTTCTGCTTAAATTTAAGCATGAGGTCTCTAGCTTTATCTACTCTCACCTCCGAATCAGTATGACCGTTAATTCTGTATCTATATCTAACCAGGTGATCTGCTGTAACTTTTTGAGGTTCTGAACCAATAGATGGAATTATATTATACATTTCATCTTCGCCGTGAAAAAGATTTGTTACTTGCGCTAAATGATGACCGGGTGTATAAACAAACTATCCCAATCTAATATCTTTCATTTTTGTATTTCCACATGGAGTTGCAACAAGTGTATCCGGATCAAAACACCATCCTTCTTCATAAGGATTTATAAAGTTAACGCCAACACTAGACAAATAATGTAACCATTTGTCTGGAGTTATATGCATGGATTTAGGTATCTGTGTAACATCCATGTTTACAACCTTGCCTTTATCTCTAGCGAGCGCTAATTCTAATCTGTACCATAATACAATATACATATATTGTAATGGTTTGAGAATACTTACCAAAGACCTTGGTCTACTGTTAGTGTTACTATATATAGCACCACAATACGGAAGTTTCTAACTGTTCGGATTATCTATACTAACATGTTGATATTCTATAGGTTGTATTCCGAAGTATAAATCATTGCCACACCTATATCCTTCCCACACTTCTATAATCCAATCTGGTTCAATTGAGATTTCATTTCCAACAGGCTGATATGTTTCGTCAACAATATCCACTTGCATTTGACCTTGTTCGTCCTGTGTGGTTACATAATTGATCTTTTTAAAAGACTTCCAACAACAGTGCCATACATTTACATTATGATTACCTTTTTCGTCATATATAGGATTATCATAAAAATGTAATTGAATTCCTCTAAAGTCATCCTTAATACCATGTTCCCCAAGATTATTAGCGGGAACTGCATTTATAAGTTCTTCTAGTTTTATAAGATCTTTTTCTGTAAGTTTGTCGTAATACCTGTCATATACTTCTGTTATAGGTAAACGCATTCTCCTACAACACCAAGCACCGTCTTCTATAAATTCAAGATCTGGACTTTTATCATATGAAAAATACATCGGATTTACACGTTCCATGTATGGTTCCGAATTTAATACACCAACATAGTACACTTCTTGGCCGCTAATGAGGGCATCTTTCCAGCCTTTGATAAACTCATTGTCAATGCCTAACTTTTCTCGCAAATATACAAGAGAATGATGTGCGGTGTTTTCAACTACGTCCTTATAATCTTTGTCCATGTATTTTGCAATTTGTTCCGGAGGCATTACTTCACCACTTTGTAATTGCTATTGGAACTATTGCTGTTCCTCTGGACCCATTTGTGCCATTAATGCAGATTGCATATACTGCATCAATAACTATTTTTGAGTTTCCATTAATTCTGAAGTAGCTTCTTGCGATGTTCTAACTACTCTAAAATTTAATGGTCTTTTGGTCTCCTCTCCGATAAGAAGGTCTATTTTAGGACGTATTATATTAAAATCCTAAGGCGTTGCTGGAAAACCATCTTCAACCTTAAATGGATTTGTTATTTTTTTAAAATCCTTCTCATCGAAAATACTATTATACAGATTATAATAAGTCTGCATCTCTCCATGTGCAGTATGCGTCTATCCCCCTGAAACGATATTGCCTTCGCCAATAATATAATTTACGCAATCATGCTGCCATTTCTCATTTTTCTTCGATAGCGGTAATTTCTGCTAAGGGAATCTCGAATTATATAAATTATCTTCTACCATTGATTAAAAACTAAATATTGGCGAATCTTCTTCTGGAGGACTGTCATCCCACCACTATTTGCCAAACAATGGCATATCGAAGAGTTCAACCTACTTATTCTTCTCTTTTGCACTAGATACTTTTACTTGATATAATTCTTCTCTATAAATCATGACCATGCATAGTGCTATAACACGGTCAACATTGCGAACCTAATCATCCATTATTAATTCTTCTATTAACGGTTCGCTGAATATACGTTCAATATTTGGATGTCCCGGTTCATATTCTTCCATCATCCATTCTAATATCAAACCTTCGCCATATGCCCTTATCTATTTTGTCATATGACAACCTTTTCTACGTTGTACTGTAGAGTTTTTAAATAACTCACTAATCACTTTATCTGGCTAATCAGCCAATAAGTAATCACAATGTTTGTTTGTAAAATATGGATATATACCTTTACGTTCGTTCTCGAATAATAATCTAGCGTTATAAAACAATAACAATTTACGAACGTTCTCATAATACTCTTCTGCCGTATCAGGTCTACCTGAATATTCAGCAACTATTACGTCTGTCCAAGCTTCTCCGGCTTGAACACGTTTAAATATAAATGTTGACCCTAATGAGTTTGTAAATGACTCATCATGGTCATATGGATCGCATCCTCCGATATATAAACCAAATGGTGGGTCTTTAACTGGGTACTCCCATATTACAATAGATCCCGCAGGCTTCTAATCTTTCTTTAACGGATAGTTTGTAATATCACCTGTCTTCTTTTCCGTAGCTATTACATTACCATTCCCATCCCAACTAAGATCTACAATATGTTTCATGCTTTGAAGCTTCTTATTCGTACGTAAACGTGTAAGTTGATCCATTAATAATTTACGTGGAAATATATTCTTACCAAGTTCCAATACAGCTTCTTGTGGTTTTATAGGACGTTCTGATATAAATCTATCTATAGATTGCTGGCTAGCGCCTCCGTCTTTAATAATATTACGTTGTTTTATAAGTTCTTCTACAGCCTTTTCGCGGAAACTATTTCCATCTTCATCCATATAGATATACTTACCGTCTTCATCAAAAGATTCAAGATTACTCCAAGCAGGTACAAAAAATCCACATTCCGTCTACTCAGCGTTGTCGTCCCATATATTCGGAAACGCTAGAATGTTGTAAGCTTTTGGTTTATAAAACAATTCTTTCAATCCATCAAATGAAGCTCCTTCAGTACCTCCGGTTCCAAAACTAATCATTAATCCGAAAGCAACGCCGTCGTCTGACTCTACGGCAGGTTGTTCGACACGCCAAGCATCCAACAAACTTGGGAATTTACCACTTTCCTCCCAAAGTACTAATTTACCACGAGTACCACGAATACGCTCAGGATCGTTTTTAAGAGTTATTCCTGTAATACTTGACAAATAACCCTATTCTGTCTATTTACCAAACTCGTCTGTTATTTTATAACCAGATACACGTTCCATACGAGTAGATGTTAAACGCTATTTTGCCCATGCTGTATTCTTGTCTATGAAGTCCATAATCTGCCAAGCTTTTGTTAACAGACCATCACCGACTAAGAATTTCTGTTCAGAAGCTACTGCAAAGTTTTTAGAACCTGGAATGAGTTCGTAATTACGAACCAACATTGCAGCCCCTTTAAAACTATAACCTCTCTGACGACATTTCAATACCGCCATATGCTTACCAACAGTTTCGGCTTCTTCTACAGCATTAAAATAATAATAATCATAATCCCAGAACTTAGGGAAATCAAATATACGTTCTCTTCGTTTACGCGTATCTCCATTTCTATCTGTATATTCTGTTTCATCCAGTCTCATAATAGGACAGTAATTAAGATAGAAATAATGAAAACCGGTTATCTAATCACCATCTGGAGCTGTGTATCCATTTAAACATCTATCTGTTTCTCGCTCCCAATATTTAACATAATCTGTTGTACCTCTGGGAGCTAAAGTATAACATTTGTGTACCTTAAAAAACTCTGCAGCTTCACAGAATTTCTTAGTATTCTTTATATGCTAATTAAAATCAACCATTATAAATCCAATTTGTTTTCGTTGGAAATTATTATTCTGTCTCCGTTATCATTTGTAAACAAATAATGATACATTTCGCCATGCAATACAACATTTTCTTCTCCCGCTTTTGTTATATTTCCAACTGTTTTCCAATCTGCAGAAAGTGACAATTCTTTATATTTATTGTCATTTTTTCCTTTTATACTTACGTTCATAATTATTTAGGACTTTCATAAAGACCTATAACACCACCACCTTTCACACGGCCTGTTTCGGCTTGTTCTGCTTTCGCCTGTTTCATCGCCAAATCTAATGACTTAATAATACCACTTATATCTTTAAGTAGCTTAGATACTTTAGTTGCAGTGTCTATATCAAGGTCTTCTTGTGAATACTCATTCATCACATTCATTATCGCCTCAGCAGCATGTTTTGAAGATGTAAGCAATCGTGTCATAGGTGTTTCTTGAAACTCATTGAAACGTTTTGCCAATTCTTTTATCTCCGCTGTTGGTTCATAATGTTCGTCTTTAAAAACATCTTTTGCAACCCTATATGTACGTTCTTTTTCAGGATATGCTTCGTATGGAGTATTCCATCTATAACGCCATATTACAAATTCAATATCTTGTATAGCTTTTGATTTATCTTTTGCGTTATTGTAATAATCCTTGAACGGAGGAATTGCAAGTTCGTCTGTTTTTAATATAATCTTATTACCTTGTATATCAAACATAATTTACATTTTAATATAAACACGATAAGGGGGCATCCCAATTAGAATGCTCCCTTATCAATACAGCAAGTAACCGGTTTACTTAGCTGTCTCAGTTACACTTTCTTGTGTATCAGCCGCTGGAGTCTCTGTCTGACCGTCGTCAGCAGGTTGCTCTGCGCTAATATTGTCTTTTCCTGTGGAACCGTAACCGTTTTCACCACGATCGCTTTCACTTAATTCTGATGCCTCGACTACTTCGATCTTTGGAATTGGTACAATTACCAATTGACAAAATCTTTCACCTTCTTGAAATACTGCAGGAATAACATCCGTAGTGTTTCTAAAGATTGCCTTAATCTCTCCACGATAACCGCTGTCGATAACACCAACGCAGTTAGATTGTATCAAGGATGTCTTGAATACACTACTTCGTGGAAACAAGAGACCTGTATAACCTTCTGGGATCTCTACAGCGAGACCTGTATGATACTCCAACAAAAGTTGATTACAAGCATTGCGTACAGGTACAATTTCCGTACATGTTAAATCTAGTCCAGCATCACCTTTGTGAGCTCTAATTGGCATAATAGCCTTATCGTTCAATCTTTTAAATTTCAGTTCCATATATGCTTTTTATTATTTTTAATAGTTACCCCACTAGGATTCGAACCCAGACTAAAAGGGTTCTAAAACTCGACTGTTGCATCCAATCCTAAGATCAGTCTTCTCGTTCAGTCTGTCACGCTGCTTTCGCTTGCGCCTCGTCAACATTGTCTTCCGAGTCAATTAGAGAAGATTCTAATAGTGGATTATTTATTATCCCACTACCATCCAATATTTTCCAATGACTGTTCAACCAAAAATTATCTTTGTTGTACATAATAGTTCTTGTACATGTTTTCACACGTTTTGTTTTAACTTCGTCATTCTCTATTAAAGCTTTTGCAGCTTCTACAAGAGATCCGTATCTTGCTAATTCATTCCAATTTTTATCATACCTTATTATATATTTCTGATTAGAATGTTTTTGGCCAGATTCATTAACTATTTTTGTAACAACACATCTACGTATTCCAAGTATTGACGATACTTTTTTAATATTTTTGACTTCATCGTATTTTTCTTCAACTATTTTTCTTAATTCGTCTGAAATATCATATTCAGAATTATTAAGTTGTTGATTTCTACTACCATATGTTGAAGTCTGACTGTGACAATTAGGACATAAAAATCTAAGATTTTCTAATCTGTTGTCATTATTAATTCCATTTATATGATCGAGTTCCAAACTTAAAGTTCTTCCCTGCCATTCTGTGCAACCGCATATTGCACATTTATACGGAATTAAGTTATTTTTGATTATGTATCTCCTTAATACTGTACGCTGATGCTTACAATTCTCTTTTAATATATCTTTTGGATCTATGATCCTGGTTAATTTATTCTTGGCGATACACTGTTTTCCTTTAAATATGGAGAAATCTAAATTAAGATCTGTCATTCTTCTCTTGATCTGAGAATATCCCCACGAATTACCTTTTACAGTATATCCTAATTTAAATAATACTTCAGATATATTTGAACTTTTCTTGAGCAACTCTACAAACTGTTCGTCCGAGAGTTTATATATTTTATTTTCCATTATATATTCAATTATTCATTGGACAAAAGAGCCTTCTGTGCTACCGTTACACCATAGGGCAATGACGGAAACGCTATTCAACGGGATGCATTTCCTAGAACCCGAATGCATAAATTTTAATATTTTACAATGAAGTAGTAATTCGGGAATCGAACCCGAGATTTGATATCCTCCAAGATTACTTATTATTGTTACTTCTTGCGAGTAACCCAGTTCCAAAATCTTTTAAAGATGTTTGGCTTCTTTGTTGGTTTCTTTTCAGGAACAACTTTCGCAGGTTCCAATTCATCCATTATTGTACTATAGAACATGTTTGCCAAGTCTTTGAAATACAAATCAACAGTATACATAGATATAATCTGCTGTTCTACATCACGAAGCATCTTATATTTTGCGATTGCAAATTCTTTATATGCACCTGTGATAGTTTTTATCTTCGAAAGGTCTACTGTCAAAACCTTAGGTTCGTTTTTCTTTGTCTTCTTTGTACTCATAATATTAATCCTCACTAGAAATTTAACATTCACCTGAATCGCGGCATTCATCACAGTCGCTGCATGAAGCTGATTTTGCTGCTATGATTTCTTCTCTTCGTTTGTTACGCTCTTCTTTAAAGAGATTTATAAGCTTTGTAAACTTATCGTTCTTGAGAAGGATAATATATGTCTTTCCATTTAATCTATAAGATACAAATATAAGGTCTCCTGCTTTCACCTCGTTTGGATCAAAGTCGACCACATAATCGCCATCTCCCGGTAACTTTAATGCACCATCTTGCTCAATATAAAAAAAGTGACTTGTCAAATCCCACTTTACATTTGTATTGCGAACAACACTTCCAGTCTCGCTGTCCATGTTAAAACACTCATTCTCTGTTATAATATTAACTTTCATGTGAACAATATTTTAAAGATTTATTATTTTTATATCTTGTCTTTAATTTAAACTTGAACAATTTGTTTAATAGGATATCTTCAGTGTTATCTAGATCTTTCATTTTTTCAACGATTTGTCTAAATTGAAACATTACAATGTTATGTACTGTATTCACATCCTCATTCAAGTCTTTAGCTAGTTGTTTACAAGCTTTGTCAATTGCGAACTACTGCTACAACATCGTATATATTTACAATCTGTGTATCTTTAACAAGATCGAAATATTGAGCAGCTCTGTTCGGGTATGCGATTGTATCTCCAACGAGAATATCACTCTCTTTATACTGATGTGGTACTTTCAATACAATACCTTCCCTGTAATCACAATCAACTTCCTTTATTTCTTTCTTTGTGCCGTTGAAATCAATAGCCTCTACACCCTCTTTGTCCTTTTTCGGCTTTTTATCTACAGGTATTGGAACTATGAATTCCTTCTTTACTTTCTTTACAGGAAGCGGCTTTACAAGAAACTTAGTAAGAGTTTCGTACTTTATATGATCACTAACATCTGTAGCAATCTTTGTCTGATCTGTTACTTTGATACTATTCATTACTTCTTAAGTGATCTGAGGTATGACAATGTTTTAATCAAATTACGAAGAACTGTCTCTTTCTCAATCTTCAAACATGCTGGAGAATCCTTCATATCTGTATCGATATTATCGAGATCCTTTTGATATGTATCGAGCATGTCGTCCATTGTATCGAACACATTTACGAAATTACGACCCTCTTTCTTTTCCCCATCATCCAAGATACCATTGGATATTAGATCTTTTGCAAAATCTTTAGAAATAGAGTACTCCGTAACCATTTTGCTATTTATATCTGCGTCTTTGAGTGTTGATGAATACTCGTTTGTATGAGTATTTACATAAGTTTTGCCATCAGCAGAGAGCTCAAAGATTTCACCCGGCTCCATCCAACCGTACGGCTTTATTACTGTTAATGTCTTATTCATATTGTTAATTTTTTAAGTTTCCTCACTTTTCGTGGTTTACAAAGGCATAACGGAAAAACAACCACACTTGGTTGCATTACGATAAAATTTTTTATATTTATGCAACTATTTTATGATTTTTACGTTATATATTTGTAAAAAGAAGGAAAAGAAGGGGGACTATAGGGGGTTAATAAGGTAGTTCAAGTAGAAATATATAAATAGACCAGTAATATTATAACCCTATATAACTATAAACTATATAATATTATAGACTATATATGAAAAAGAAACAAAAGAAAATACTTGATAAGTATGATCCTGTAATATATCCAAGGATATTATATGTTTGTAAGAACTGTACGCTGAAGGATTTACGAGATCGTTTTACTACAAGAAGTGGTACAGAAATATCTGATAAATGGGATCCTTCAAGTGAAACATTTACATTCTACGCTATCGATAAGAAAACCAAAGATTGGGTAATTCTAGTTTGTATAGGTTACAAATCTGATAGTATGGCAGATTATATAGGTGATATTTGTCATGAAGCAGAACATGTAAAACAATCTATCTTTGAGGATATAGGACTACCTACAACAGTAGATTCACAAGAAGCAGATGCCTATTTAGTAGGATGGGCTGCAAAATGTATATACACAACTTTTATAAAGAAATAATATGAAATTAGCATCACATAATAGTTTAAGTTACGCAGAACCACAAAGATGGTGGGGAAAATTGATAAACTTTACATCAAAATGTCAATCGATGGATGTAATTGGGCAATATGAATACGGAGTAAGATTATTTGACATACGTATTCGAAGAGAATATTTTGGTGTTAGTAGGAATTATGATGTAAAATCGGCACATGGATTAATTACGTATTTTATCTATGTAACAGAAGTACTTGCCTGGCTTAATGAAAAGTCTACGAAAGACGATCCTGTTTATATTCAACTAAATTTAGAAAACAAGAAAACAGAAGAAGATAGAGATTATTCTTGGTTTAAGAACTTTTTTAAAGAGTGTTCTAAAAGATATTCAAATCTAATATTCTGCGGCGGATATGTTAAACACCCGTGGCATAAGATTATAGATTGTGAAGATCCTACAATAGATCAAAAGAATTGGGAGTTTATGGATTTTACATGGCAACCAACAACAACTGAAAAAATAAAGAGGTTTTTTGTAAATTTATTCCACTTTTCTCCAAAATATTGGGCAAAGAAGAACAATCAAGAATATAAATCTACTGGTACGTCTGCCGATTTTCTAATGTTAGATTATATACAATATGGGAGATTTTGATTTCTTAAAAGCCGTGAGCTTAAATGCTGTATTATATTATGCCGATTATCTAAGTTTATATCATACATACACACCTATTACAGATACATGTAAATATTTCATAATATACGGAACCCCTGTAAATGCAGCGTATCTGGGAGGCAATTCCCCAGTATATGACGAGGACAATATATATTATAAACAGGCGTTAGATGAATTACGTAAAATACAGCAAAAAACAGGTAGATCTGGATTGATAACATTTCTCCAAAATATATGCAATGTGTTTGCAAGGGGATGCGTAAACGGAGAACAAATGTTAGATTGTATATTATATTATAAAACAAAGCGTGAAAAACGTGATGCGAGAGCTAAATATAATGAATATATGAATAACAGATTGTATGAACTCAAACAAATAGTAGATGGAGAACCACAAACTACCACATGTAACAAATATGTTAAACACACAAGTATCAAACTTAACTACAATGACTGCGAAAAAATTAATAGATTATTTAAAGGATCCGAGGATGATTAAAGCTATAAAAGATGCAACCGAAAGAGAAAATAGACGTTATAAATCAGGAGACTACAACATCTCTGATTACACAAGACAATCCGGTGAGATATGATTTCCAAGGATGGCCAGAATACCAAATACGTGTAATAGATTTGTTAAAAGTACTGAAAATCCCAACAGATAATATATCTAAAGATATATTAGAGAAACACATAGAGGTTATAGAAGATGATGGTATGGGATATGCAGGAAAGATATATAAAGCTGTAGATTGCGGAGTAGATGATAATAAAGTAAATATTTGGATATGAGATTGATTAATTCTAAAGTAGAAGAAATTACACAACAAAACGGTTTAACAGGCATTAAAAAAATGATAGAAATAGCCGGTAGAACATGTTATAAATCTGAAGATAAAATAACTGATGAAAGTTGTGAGGAGTTTGTAGAACGAATGATAAATAGTAAGCATTATAGCATGCTTGAACACGGAACAGTCTATATGACTGTAGATTTAGAGGAAACTCACGATATACAAACCCCGATGAAATATATGAATAACAAATATAGTAAAGTTGCCTTTGAAAATGGTACGTATTATATAACAACAAATTACCGAGTAATTGTAGAAAATAACTGGTATGATGACCTAAAATACGTTGCTGACAAGACGGAATACCATAAACAAAGAAGAACGTACAGATTCATATGTGATAGGGGAGTTAGTCACGAGCTCGTACGCCATAGAACAATGTCATTTGCACAAGAATCTACAAGATATTGCAATTATAATAAGGACAAATTCAATAACGAATTAACTTTTATAATCCCAACATGGTTAGAAAACAAGCTCCAAGAAGGAAATTACGTATATTGGGATGGTGATTGGTGCGATCTTGAACAAATGCGCATCCAACATGCCGCAGATAACGGTATAGAAGACAATTTTCTATGGTCATTACAAAATTCTGAAGATTATTATACTTTATTTATAAACAAAGGGTTAAAACCGCAAGAAGCACGCCAAATACTCCCAAATGCCTTAAAAACAGAGGTTATAGTAACCGCTTTTGATAGCGATTGGGATAATTTCTTCAACCTACGTTGCCCTAATTCGGCACACCCGGATATGCGTAAATTAGCTCGAGAGATATATTCTAAGCGTTATAATCATGATTGGATGTTTTAAATTAATAATACTGTGGGTGATACTAGCAATATTGCCCACAATAATATATAAACTACATAAATATATATACAACAAATGGAAATGATAGCATTAGGTCTTTTTATAGGACTGATAATTACACTAACAAGCTTAAATGATAAGATATGATTATAACTCCAGAAACAGGGCAATACATATCTGCAGTGTTACAAACATTGAGTGTCATATTTGCTATTATAGTATTACATAGGACACTCTTTAAGGATGAGGATAAAAAAGATGATGACATGTAAATTAATATTGGTAACAACAGGCATCCTCATAATGTTATTTATAATAGCTATAATAGGTTGGTATTTACGTAAACTTTAATAAGAGGGATCGGGGTCAGTTTAGCTGATCTCGATTTTTTTTATGTCACAACTTCGTTGTTTGCGCACTTACGTGAGAACAAAAATTAAAATTTTATTTTTTTGTGAGTATAGAAACGCGAAACATTGTAGTGTATGTAAAAACGCGAAACACTAAAATTCAACCTCCCTGGGCTGCTCAAGACGGTAAAGTACCCCCGCAGGTCAACTTGCTGAGTGAGCTAATTTGGATCGTTAAAACGATTCGAATTAAAAATGTAAAGATATGGTGAAATATCAGCTTCGCCTATCTACACGCAATCGTGACGGTCGCTGGGATCATCGCTACACACAGCTCTATGCTAGTGTAGCTGATATCTTTGCGAATCCTGAGTTTGCAGCATACATTCAGAAGAACATGATTGGTGAGTATCACACCATAAAAGTGTTCGCTGTAAATGTTGCAGATCAGAACGTATAGTGTAGATTGGTTGTTGGGTTATGCCTCCCAACGTGTAGACAAAAGGCAACCTTTTCTTTATTATTAACTTAAAACAAACTAAAATGAGAAACTTTGTAGAGTGTATGTTGCTCATGGTATGCGGTGCATGCTCATGGGCTATAGCTATCATGCTTGTATGCTGTAGTCTTCCAACAACGTTGGACAGTATTATACTGTACATAATGGCAGCCATGTTCGCAATAGGTGGCACAATAGCCTTTATCCAGTATCTACGCCAATGGCCATTCAAATAAACCATTGCCCTCTTATGAGGGCTTTGGTTTGTTACTCATCTATCGCTCGCTTCGCTCGCTCTGCTGCGCCTCATGTGGGCTAATTTAAACTCTTTCAGAGGTTTGACCGGCTTATCAAGCATATCGGTCTGTCGCGACCAGCCATGCTGTCGACTAATCTGTGCCGTCAGATAAAAAAGATCGGCCCTACTGCCACCCGATTCGCCGGGGTGGACCAGTTGAGGAGTCCACAGTGCGATGGCAGCTCGGAAAGACGGGCAAATTTGGTTAATCACAAAGTATGGTAAAACTTTGTGTCGTCTTTGATATACAATTCCTCCTAACACCTGGTATTAAACTCAGCGTGATACAACTATGGAATATATCTTGTATGTAAGACGTATAATTACCATCGGCTATACATACTGAGCCGACAACTAACATACTTCCTGCAGACGGTATGAAGGTTGGTAATCAATGCTGATTCATAACTTACCATTATGAACAGCCACCACATGAGTGTACGACATGTGGTGTTATTAACATAGTCCTGAGCATGACTATAAACTGCTCTTTTTAATTGTAACCAAATCACACCATTATGACATATCAAGAATACGCCGAAGAATATGCCGATTCATGGTTTGACTATGATGGCATAGATTGCGACGAGGGGAACTAAGCTTTCCCTCCTCGCTTCGCTCGGAGTCTTTACGGAATGAATATTCGGCAAGCTCATGTGTGTGGGCTAATTTATACTTTTTCAAAGATTCGACCTTCGGTCGCTTTGGTATAGCGACAATGCTTGTTCGACAAGCTCAAAGGTTGTATGATAATATGGATTGGGGGGGACTATTTTCTCTCCAACCCTATATCGTGCTTTTTATACCTGACTCACAGGAAAGACTGTAATTAATATATAGCCAAACCATTAAAATTGCAATAACTATGGCAAAAATTTTCGACTATTACGTGGACAGAATTGAGGTCTCGCATCCACGTAAAAAGGCTGATGCAAATGGACAGCGTCAGCAAGAGACCGATAAGTATGTTCTTCGTTGTCATCTTGTATGTGTCGATTTCGACGCAATGCAGATATGGCAGACTTACCAGAATGATGGTAAGGCCTCAAATGAGACATTGAAGAACGCAGTGTTAAACGTTATGTCCGATAATGGAAAAGCAGACGTAAACACTCTGATTGCAAATGCTAAGGATAATAAATACGTCCTTACAGAGCAACAGATTGAACAATTGATGTCATACGGTCCTCGTAAGAAAGACTTGACATTAATAAAAGCTTGCCAGCTTGTTGATTACAAGCTACCAGTTCCTATGTGTATGAAGTACTCACAGGAATTAAATGGACATGCCGCTGGAACATGGGTTTGCAATCCAAACTCAGATACGGTAAAATTATTCACATCGTTTCAAGTTCTCTGTCAAACCTTCGGAGAACCAGACAACTTTCTCGCAAACCAACGTCCAGAAGATGTTGCAGAACAACGGATACGTCAAATGTATAGTATTCGTGATGCGAAAAAGAATGGTGCAATCTTCAATGAAGATGAACTACGAAAGTACGGATTAACAGATGTTCAAGGCATGAACGTGCCTAATAACATCCCTGAAACAGAAGTAACTACCGAAGTTCCTGCAATTTAACACAAACACCTGGGCATGTGCATAAACTGCCCATTCTTTATGGAATTTAGAATTGTCAGATGGTATGATGAGCGAAAAACAGTAGCTCAAGTACAGAGTTTTGAAGAAGCATATGCTGAATACAATAGAGCGTTAAATTGTGATACTATACAAGTATACGCACAATCGCTCTTAATAGCACAAAAAGAGTGCTGATTAACCCGAGTATGTGTATAAACTACTTCAATTCTTTATGCATTCTTTGTGAAGGAGTTCTTCGGTTTTCTTTGAGTAAAAGAAAATGGAAGTAACTCTGAC